AGATAATACAAGAGTAGTAGCCACATTTGATAACAAAAAATCCTTATATTCAAATACTTCTTCCCAATATATAAAACAATCCTAATATTATGGAATTAAAAATATCAATACCATGGGGAGATGGTACTAACCAATATTTTTATCTTGATTTTTCTAAAATACAGGAAAATGACCAAGTCTTGGTTACTTCAGATAAAAATACCCAAGGTATTCAAAGAGTAAAAGTTATTGGATTCAAAGGAATATCAGAAAAAGTAGATAACAATCAACCAATAGCTTATTTACAAGTATTACAACAAACAGATAATACAAGAGTAGTAGCCACATTTGATAACAAAAAATCCTTATATTCAAATACTTCTTCCCAATATATAAAACAATCCTAATATTATGGAATTAAAAATATCAATACCATGGGGAGATGGTACTAACCAATATTTTTATCTTGATTTTTCTAAAATACAGGAAAATGACCAAGTCTTGGTTACTTCAGATAAAAATACCCAAGGTATTCAAAGAGTAAAAGTTATTGGATTCAAAGGAATATCAGAAAAAGTAGATAACAATCAACCAATAGCTTATTTACAAGTATTACAACAAACAGATAATACAAGAGTAGTAGCCACATTTGATAGTAATGTGAGTATATATGATGATAATAAAGCTTCCTATAAATATTAACCATAAAAAATAAAATATTATGCCAGAATTTAAAGACATATCGACATTTAACCAAGTAACCCCAGTTGGTACTGAAAGAATCCAGGTATCAGCAGTCAATTGTGTAACTCTAATGGATATTGCTAATCTTGGTAGTAAAACTAATTGGTATACTGAATTAGATAAAAGAATTACACAGAATAAAAATGATGCTCTTGCAGCTTATGAATTAGCTAATAATGCTAATAATAAAGCAGTTGAAGCTATGAGTGATGCAGAATCTGCTTTAAATAAAGCATCAAATAATTATTCATCAATACTTTCATTATCTAATAATTATAAAGCTTTATCAAGTTATAACTTAATTAGTAGTACTATTGCTAGTGTTACATTAACTGGTAATAATGTAAGTTTTATAAATAATTCATCAATTAAAACCATAATACTTAATATCACTAATTGGGTAGCGAACCCAGGTTCGCTCCAGGATTCAGTAATATATATTCCAAGAAATAATGGAGTGGGTGGTATAGTTGAATGGAGTACTCCCCATAAAATAATTGGTATACATGGTAATCTTACCGAAATAGAAATGATGGTTTCAAGTTTAAATAATTGTTGGGTAAGATATCAAGTAAGTCTAGTAAAAAGTGAAAATGGTAGTGGTATGGCTGGTTTTGAATTAATAATTATTGGTACTGTATTACTATCTAATCCTAACAAAGAAGTAATGGAGTGGATGATACAGCGGTAAATATATTATAATTTTTATGAAAAAGTGGATTAAATCACCATACTTTTGGTTAATTATCTATTTAATAGCCATGTTTATAGTAGTTGCATTCCTTTGGAAGTATCTTCCAATATGGGAATCATTATTACTTATATTATGGTCAACCTGTTCTCTAGTAGCTGGGTATTTAGTTGCTAGGTTTCTATATAAACATTAAAAGTAAAACTCTTCTATGGCTAAAAAAATACCACATTTATCAATACCTTCAATTGGTAACCTTCCAATAGAAATAAAGTTATATGGTGATTGGCATAAAGCCATAGAATTAGTTGATAATCTTGGACCCAGTATTAAAAAAGGGTATGATACAGCAGTAAATAAATTTTCAAAGGATTTATTAAAGATTGTATTATTTTCCATAGCTACTGGAACTCCCCCAAAAGGTACAGGTATAAATTGGGAACCTCATAGTCCTATCACTACAAAGAAATATGGGGAACACCCAATTTATTACCTTACTGGTACTTATTATAGGGCAATAGGATTATTCAAATACAAGGATAGAACACTTGTTGGATTACCAAGGTCAAAAGGAAGGTCATCATCAGGTGGTATAACTCTTGGGGAATTAGCAAGAATTCTTGAATATGGGACCGGTGGAAGAGGTGGGGGTAAATCATCAGGAACTATACCACCAAGACCATTATGGAATCCTGCAATAAATGCAGTTGGTGGAAAAGATAGACTAAGGTCAATGATTATAAAAAATATCAGAAAACAATTATATGGTTTTGGTATAAGAGCCAACCAAGTTAGATGGAGGTAATAAATATGATAAATTCACAAGAAATCATAGAAAGGTCAATATATCAAGCCTTGCTTAATGCTTCTATAAAACTTGGATATTCACTAGACCCAAATAATTATTTACCCATAAGTATTGAAAACCAAAAAAGGTTTAAAGAAGACATGGATAAATTAAATAAATATATTTGGGTATTTGGTACTGGGAATAATCAATCCAAGGATAAAAAACTTACCCCAAGGATAGTAGTTAATGCAAGGGGTTTTTACCCTGGTGGAATTGGTTTACCCAAGTTACTTATACAAAAAGAGGAAGGAATAGGATTTACAGCAACGGAAGAACCATACGAAACCATAGACCAATTTATAGATATACATCTAATAGCTAATAACCAAGAAGACCTAAGATTATTACATCAGGTAATGTTTTATAGTATCCCACAAAGGGGTTATTTAAAACCTTATAATGTAGATGAATTTTTATTTTCTGGTAATATATTTCTGGAATTGGTAAACTTCTTTGATATTCCTAATTTGGATTTTGGGTTATTAGAGAAAGTTTACCAATTTGTTATTCAGGATTGTGTAATAAATGAAATTACAGAAAAAGCAGACCTTGTACCTATTACAGATATAACACTTCTATTAGAAAATTATGGATATAACCTAATAGAAGTTTCAAAATAAACAAATTATTAATCCCAAAATATAAAAAGTATGCCTAATACACCTAGAGTTGAATTCAACTTTCAAAACAACAATGTACAGCAATCTGTACCGTTATTAGGGGTATCCCATGTAATGGCTCGTACTACTAAGGGTCCTTTTAATCAACCAGATGAGGTTTTTTCAACCTATACCCAATTCCAAAGGGTGTATGGGGAAGAAATAGTTCCTGATGGTTCTATTTCTAATATTATGAAAGCCTTTGAAATAGGTTCAAAGATTAGGGTATCAAGAGTAGCTGGTGCAGAAACTACTGTATCAAAAGGACAAGCTAAAACCTATACCTTCAGTTCTACAACAGGTGAAGGTTCAACGGGTTCACAAACCAAAATAACAATCAAATTGGAAGACCCAAATAGTGATGATACTATATCAATGATATTAAATATCAATACTAAAGAAGCTGGTAGTCCAATTCTTGATGATACAGGTTATGGTTTGAGTAGAAATTTTTATGGTAGATTTTATGCTCAAGAAGGTCCTACTACAAAAATTTATTTTCAACAATTTAAAACCTATACAAAAATTGATAATGACCCAGAGGGTGAACATGATTATCAAATGCAAATAGCTGCAGAAGATATTATATCCACTAATCAATTCTTCTCTGGTTCAAAAGCTGGTTCTTCAAGTATATTTGTAGAATCCCAGGTTTTACAGGATTTTATTAACAATACACCCAATATAGAATTGGTTTTAGCTTCAGATGAATCAACAGCATCATTTGATGATGAGTTTAATAATAAGCTAAAAGCTCAAGGTATTAATGGGGTAGTTTCTACTCTTGCTAGTTATTCTAATTGGCAAGGTTCAGTATTATTTGATAATACAGCAATAAGTACTGCTTCATCTCCTCTTGTAATTATAAATGAAGGTGATAATGGTGGTAAATCAAGTGCTGCTACTTGGGTTGAAGCTTATGAAGCTTTAAAGAGTTATTCAGATGGCTACCAATTAATAGCTTCCCATATTCATCAAAATGATATGGTAAAAGCTAAATCCTCCGGACCTGGAGTAGACCCAGACCCCAATGGTTGGAAATCTGCCTATGTAGAAATTGCAAAAGATGTAGTTGCAAATTTTGAAACTGTATTATATGTAGAGCTTCCCAAATATGATTCAGAAGGAAAAGTACAAACTCCTGATGATATCATAAATCAATTAGAAACTTTAGTACCACAGATTGGGTATGCTAAAAATATTGCATATTTTGCTGGTGGTATTAAATATTATGATGCAAATGGGGCTTTACAAAGCTGTGACCTTCTTGGTTCAGTAATTGGTTTGGGTGATGCTTCTGCTTCTCAATATGGTCCTTGGTATTCATTCTCTGGTATGAATAGGGGGGTAATTGCTTCTGCATTGGGTCCCGTAACTGAAAATTTGGGTGGACCTAGTAAAATAGAAGAACTCCAAAAATTAGCAGAATGGTATTGCAATCTTTTTGTAATAAAAGATACTAGAACCCAAGGAAAAAGAACTATGCTTTGGCATGGGTTTACTTCTAATCCCAAATCGGATTCAGAAAAATTCCTTTCAATTGTAAGATTGAATCTTTATCTAAAAAAGAATCTAAGACCTATTCTTGAAAGTTATTTGGAAGAACCCAATACTTGGTCTACTTGGCAAAGTATCTATTATGAAGCCAAGAAAATTCTTGATGACTTAATTGGTACTGCTATTACCGAATATACCTGGATGGGTGACCAAGATGCTCAATCATATGATGATTTGGTAGTAAATAATGAAGCTGATGTAAGACAGGGAAAATATCATATTATATTGAAATATAAAGAGATTGTTCCCTTGCAAGAAGTAACCATGGATATTGTAATTGATTCTGTATCAAAAGATGTAAACATATCAGCAGAGTAAATTTATTAAAGATATAAGATTATGCCAGCTCAAGTAAAAAATCCAAGAAAGAAATTTTTATGGTCCATAGAATTTCCTTCACATCCAATAAATGCTTATCTTTTTCAGAATGTAACTTTACCTGAGATTACAATAGAAGAAGTAGAGCATGGGGATGTAAACCGTTCAGTTAAAACTGGTGGTAGAGTTTCAGTAGGTACCATGACTGCTCAGAAACTTGAAACTACTTCTGGTTCCGATACCTGGTTCTGGGATTGGTTATTCTCAGTTCAGGATATGATTAATGGTGGTGGCTTAACCCCTAGCCAATATTGGCAAACTGTAATTGTAAAAGAATTAGCAGAAGATGGAGTATCAGTTCTAAATAAATGGGTATTAACTGAAGTATGGCCCACTAGAGTAAATGGGCAAGAATTAGACCGTATGAGTTCTGATAATTCAATTGAAGAAATAGAGTTCTCAGTAGGTACTTGTGATAAATTATAATATTGCTTTTATGAAAAAGGGAGGGCTCATATATTATTGGGTTCTCCCTTTGTTTTTTTATAACCATTTAAACTCAACACAACATGGAAAAAGAAGAATTAACAGGTTACAATGTAACATTTACAGCACCCTCTGGATATGAATATACCATTAGGGAACAAAATGGAGCAGATGATGATATTTTATCAAACCCATCAGAAGCTTCGACATTAATAAATATTTCAAGATTTATAGCTGGTATAGTAATTGATACCAACTCTACAGCAAATAGAAAATTAACAGTAGAACAAGCTCATATGATGCCATCATTAGATAGATATGCAATCCTAATAAAATCCAGGATTTTATCTAATGGGGAAGACCTAGAGTTTGAATATGATTGGGGTCCTGATGGGGGTGGAAAAAGTACTTATTGCCAACCATTGGATGAATACCTATTTGATTATTCAAAGGAAATTGATGATGATACTTTGGCTAGTAAACCAAATGCTATAAAACCATATCCTTTAAAAGATAAAACTAAAGATATAGCTTTTTCATTATCATCTGGTAAAGAGGTTAAATTTGATTTATTAACTGGAGCTAGTGAATCTTATTTAGTTAATTTACCATTAGAACAAAGAACCCAAAATAAAGCTCTAGTAGCAAGGAATTTGTGCCTATTAGTAGATGGAAAATGGGAAAAAGTATCTTCTTTCCATTTATTCTCAATGAAGGATATGAGAGAGATAAGAACTAATGTAAAAGCTATAGACCCTGAATTCTCAGGGATTTGTACTCTAATGAATCCCCATAATGGTATGTCAGCTGATATTAATATCATGGCTATCAAGGATTTTTTCTATCCGGGGGAGATTTAGAGAGAGATTTCTTTTACCTACATCAAGCAAAAATAAGAATCAGTTTTACTGAATTGTTATATTTACCAATCAGACGTCGATTAAAATTATTAAAATTGGCGTCTGATTATTTTGGTTCTCTAAATAAAAAATAACCCCCAATATCATGGCTTATGTCACCAGTGGAAGTCTAAGAGGTAATTCCTTGGAAATAGGTATTGCTCTAGTACTTCAAGATAGATTCTCCAATCAAGCTAAAGATGCTTCTGCTGCAATTAGAAGACTTCATAATGAAGCTAAGGAAGCAGTAACAGCAAATCTTCAAACTGCAGATAGTATTCTTGGTACCATGTACAATTCATTACAAAATGTTGCTACTGGAATAACTAATACAGTATTACAAGGTGCTGAATTTATTGATACCATGACCACTGTATCAGCTATTACTGGTTCTACCAGGGAGCAATTACAAATGCTATCGGAAACTGCTCAATCCTTGGGTCTTGAAACCATGTTTGGTTCCCAAGATATTGCTTCTGGTATGAAATATCTATCAATGGCTGGTAATACAGTTGAACAGGTTAATGATATGATTAAGGGTGCAGCTTATGTAGCCAATGCTACTGGTATGGAACTTGGTGGTAAAGGTGGAGCTGCAGACTTAATTACCAATGTTATGAAGACCTTTAAAGTTGTAGGTGATGGTGCTTCAGAATTAGTTGGAGACCAGTTAACCAAAGCAACACTTTCTGCAAATATATCCATGACAGATTTAGCAGAATCCATTAAATATTCTGCAGCTGATATGGTTATGTTAAAGAAGGAACTTCCAGAAGTAGCTGCAATGATTGGTACTCTTGGTAATGCTGGTATACAAGGTTCAATGGCTGGTACTTCATTAGGTAACATGGCAAGATACCTTATAAAAGCCTTTAACCCAAAAACCGATGCCTATTCATTCTTACAAAGAATGGGGTTATCTCAACAGGATTTTGTGGATGCCCAAGGAGACCTTATAGACTTTGGTGACATCATGGAAAAAATAAGCAAAGGGGTTGAAAATTTACCATCAATTGATAGAAGTAAAGCTATTGGTGCTATATTTGGTGTCAGAGGTCAAAGAGCAGCAAATGCTATTATGAATGACCTAGAAGGATATAGGAATCTATTAGACCAAATCCAGAATAATTCAGCAGGATTTGCAAAAGATATTGTTGATAAAAGAATGAATACTCTAGCTGGTTCTATAGATAAGGTATCATCTGCATGGGAGAATTTAAAGGTGGCATTTACAGAACAAATTGGTCCAGCGTTAATGCCAATATTAAATACCATATCTCAAATTATAGAATCAGTAAGGGAATTTGTAACCACCCCAGTTGGGGCTTTTGCTTCCCAAGTATTTGTATTATCCACATTTATTGGATTAGTTGGAACCAAGGTACTTCAACTAATTACCAAATGGAGGTTATTAAGGAGTGATACCCAGATTGGATTTACTAATATGTTCAGGTTAATCAGAGGTGGTTGGCAAGGAGCTACCCTTGATTTACAGAATTATATGAGATTACAAGGATTATTAAATGCTCAAACTACTTATGGGTTACCATATTATGCTTCTATGGCTAAACATCTTGGGACTCCAGTTGGTGGTGTAGTATATGACCAAAGAACTAAGAGATGGAGGTCTCATGACCAATCAGTTACTGGGTTAGGTAAAGGGACTTTTATGAAAGAAAGGGATGCTATTAGATATACAGAAACCCATGGTACTGGTAAACAAGTTGTTAGTGGATTTTTTGGAACTGGAGTTGGTGCTACAACAACTGGTACCCAATCTACTTGGGGAAAATTATTAGGTCTTGGTTCAAAGTTATTTGGTGTATTAAGTTTAGTTAGTCTTGGTCTTACCATAATATGGCCATTAATTAAAATGGTTGCTAATGCCATAAAGGGGAATACTGAAGAAGTAAAGAAAAATACCTATTCTGTAAATACTCTAGCTGGTAGATATGCTACAGAACAAGAAAGGTTGGCATCTGGTAAAAGTTTGGATTTAGCTGGTGAAGTAAGATTGTTGAGAGAATCCATAGAAAAATTCAATAAAAAATCAAGTAATCAAACTTTAACCCTTAGGTTAGAAGATTTGAATGGTAAGGAAATTACTAGAAAAATTGTGGATTTGAATGATGATTCAAATCAAACAAATGGTATAAAAGTTGGGTAAATTAATTGATTTATGGCTAGTTTAGTACACAATATAGTTGATTCAGCAAGAAATAAATTATCTGCCAAAATAAATAATGCTATTGCTGGTATTACAAATAATGGTTTAGGCCCATTAGATAACAAAGCTCTTAGAGCTACATTACTTACTAATAGGGCAAACCCTAAGCTCCCAAAGATAAATTTTCTAGAATATGAACTTGGTGGGGTAATAAGGGATATAAAAGATACCTTTGGTATAGGTTTACAAACAGCTAGGCCAACTTCATCTACTAGTAAAAATGGGGAAACTAGGTTAAGAAGATTAACTACCCCAGATAAAAATTCACTAGTAAATACACAATTAAAAATCAATAATAGTAAATCCAATCCAGGTATATTATCTACCCAATTAGAACAAAGTGCAAGGGATTTTTTTAGAAAATCTCCAATACCCAAAAATAATATCATTATAATAAATGATAATATAAGTCCCCCAGTATCTATTGTTATTCAGAATAGACCAAATGAAATATCAGTAGATACCCAAACAAGTTGGGTAGCAGTAAAATCCATGGGTAGAAATAACCCATTTATGGTTTATACTGGTGGTGAAGATACAATATCATTTGATGTATCATGGTATTCTAGTGACCCAAATAATAGGGAGGATATTTTAACTAAATGTAGGTTGTTAGAATCTTGGTCCAAAGCAAATGGGTATAGACAATCACCCCCAACTTTAAAAATTTCTTGGGGTTCTTCTGGTATATTTGATAATGATTTATTTATTCTTTATTCTGCAAGCTATAAATTAAATAATTTTCAAGATAGGTATAATAGTAATTTCTATAATGTTAAGGGTGATTTTATAAATAGTATAAATAAATCAATAAATCTTGGATTGTTACCAAGTTTAGCAACTCAAACATTAGTATTTAAAAGGGTAACTAATAAAAACCTTACTCATGCTGATATATGTTCACCAGAAAAACTACAAAAAGTAAATTCAGATGAAATTATTGGTATACCAATACCAATATCTGGTAATATACCTACTTTTAATAATATACCAAAAACTACTATTCCAACAGAATTAAAACCCTTTTAATTATGGCAGATTTTAATCCATATTCTGATTCAGTAGCCATATTATTTGATAATGGTGATATTATATTAGAGAGGAATTCAAATAAAAGAGTAAAAAATACTGTAGTACATACAGTAAAAGAAGGGGAAACTATACAAAGTATAGCTTTTCAATATTATGGTGATTCTGGTTATTGGGTTTATATAGCTGATATTAACAGTATATTTAATCCATTTACTGAATTAGAAGAGGGTATGGAAATTTATATACCATCAATTTAGATTATCATGGAAGATAGTGAAAATATTTTATTAAATGGTACTGGTACTCCATATATATCTGTATTTGATAGTAAGGGTAACCCAATTATGGACCCAGTTAGTGGTTTACCAATTGGAGACCTAATTACATCATTTACCTATGTATATGATGAGGAGCGAGAAGATAATGGTAATATCCATATTATATGTAATAACCCAGATTTAATATCATTATCAGCTCTTGGTTATCAAATGGGGTTAAGGTTACAATGGGGTTGGGTATTATCAGAATCCTCCATTTTTTGTGGACCAGTAAGAAAAGTTATCATAATAGGAGTAAAAGTTGAATTTACTAGTAATGGTGTAGAGATAGATTTAGATATAGCTGATTCTTCCATAATGTTAAAAAATACACCATCAAATTACTATAAAAATAATTCTGAGGGTTATTTATTCTCTGAATATGTTAAATGTTTAGTATCTGGTTTACCAAATGACCAAAGTTTTACCATAAATGATTATAAAAGTCAGGATGTTATAGAAGTCAAAAAATTTTATAAAGTAGTAGACCCAAGTCAAGTATCAGATTATGAAACTGTATCTAAATCTGGTGTAGTTGGTAGAAATTATGTATTAGGTAATGGTAAAAAAGGAGTTAATTCAGATTACCCCACTTATAAGTTTTTAGAGCAAAAGGAATCCATTAATTATCAAGATTATATACCAGTAGTTTTATTTGAAATAAATCCTAATATAAGTGAAGAGGAACGAGAAAAGTTATATAATAGAATGGACGAAATGATTAAATTATTTCCAAATAAATTTGGGTATATAAATATACAACAGAAATATAACTTTTCTCGTATACTTAAAGGTACAAGTAAAAATATATGGTCCCAATTTCACGATTTGATAAATAATATACCAAATGGGCCATATTATATGGATGGTAGAGATGGTAAATTGGAGATTCATAATAGAAAGTACAATAGACCAATATCTAAAATATATACATATTATGGTGGTAATGAGGAATTATTACATTTTTCAGTAGAATCTAAGTTTATAAAGAAAACAGTATCTGTAACTAAAGGTTCAGAAGTATCACCAGAAGATAAAACCATTAAAACTAAATCTGAACAGGCTGTAAATACCCCAGAATCAGTTTTATATTTAAAAAAGGAGTATGAAGGTAGTTTGGTTCCTATGCAAACTTATTCTACCATTGGTATGGGGTATTATTTTAATGCCTATGATACTTATACTGGTTCTCTTATTCAAAATAATAATTCAGCTAAGGATGTAGTTCAAGAGCCTAATGGTAAATTAAGGGGTGATTATATTAACCCATATAAGAATATACCTCATTATAATAGTGTGGATGAGGGTACTAGTAAATCAAGGGATAATGTAGTATTCACTCAAAAAGAACTTCAGGATTTTGTAACAGAACTTAAAGCAAACTTTAAAACCAAGTTAGAACATAAAAATGGACTTAATGAAAATGCTTCTGAAAAATCAATATCTGATATATTACATGGGGTTGTAGATAAAATGCCATATTTACAAGTTAAAAGGCAATTTTTAGTTAGGTCAGATAATTATAGAGCTCCAGATATAAATAGTGGTGGTGGAGGTATAGATTATGTAAGAGAATTGGAATATTCAGGAAAAAATAGGGATTTGATATTATCAAATGATGAACCTTATGGGTTAAAATTAATCCAGATGGGTATCCCACAATTTGAAGAAAATAATAAACAAGTATTGTATGATTTGTATGAAATAACTTTTCAAGTAGATGGTTTAAAAGCTATTAATCAAGGTGCACTTGATAGTGGTGTAGCAATGGGTAATGATTTGGAAAATAGTACAACAAATCAAATAACTGCCTCTGCTACTGTATTAGGTGACCCAACCATTGAATCATCTATGAATTTTATAATACAAAATGTATCTAGTTTGTATTCTGGTAAATGGTACTCAAAAAAAGTAACTCATAATATAACCCAAGGGGGTGGGTATACTTGTGATATAGAATTTGTTCAAGAAAATAAATTACTCAATAGAGTAGTAGTAAGCTCAGAAGTATCAACTCATAATTTTTTGAAAAATATTAAAAGTGAAATTTCTAAATGGTCAAAAAATTGGACAAAAGACCAAATTAGAAATATGAGTGTATCTGAGGGACTAGAAGCTAGTGTAGAAAAGGTATCAGAAGATAATCCCAATAAAAATATTATTGGGGAAGTAAACCCAGATGGTAGTATATCAGTTACTGTGGATACATCTGAAGCTAGTATACAATATGATTATCCAACAAAACAAATTGATAGTGAAAATGATTTTATGATAAATTCATTATTTTAACTAATAAATATGTCGTCAAATTTAGTTGAAATTATACAAAGGTATGGAGTAGAGTATATTGGTAGATTTTACTCCGTATATCGTGGAGTTGTAACTAATAATAAAGATGATACTGGGATGAATAGACTTAGCCTATATATCCCATCAATACAAAATGGTATAAATGTAATAGCTTTACCAAAATCTACTAGTTTTGGTAGTATAAATTATGGGATTAAATTAATAACCCCACGTATTGGAGAAGTTGTATATGTGGAATTTGAAAATGGGGACCCATTTAAACCATTGTGGTCCTATCATGGTTGGGCAACTGGAGAAACCCCAGATGATTTAAAAGATAATAATTCAATAGGATTGGTTACCCCAGAAGGTAACAAGATATTTATAAAAGATATTGATGGGGAGCTTTATATACAAACTAACTCCAAAGTAAATATATCAATATTAGAAGGACCAAGTATTAAAATGACTCAAAAAGGTTTTACATTTAATTTTGGTGATGATTTTAGTTTAAAGAAAACATTAACCCAAATATTAGATGCTATACTTCAATTAACAGTAACTACTGGAGTAGGTCCTTCTGGTACCCCAATAAATGCACAAACTTTTACTGATATTAAGAATTCACTTGATAATTATTTAGAGGAATAGAAATTATGTTAGTAAAACAAACAATTAAATCAGAAATAAAATCTGCTTTTACAGAAGTAATGAATCAAGCAGATGATGATAGGGATGGAGCATTAGATAAAGTATCAGATAAATTGGCAGATGCCATTATTAATGCTATTAAAAGTGCTACCATTACATATACTACTGGTCTAGTAACTTCAATGGGTCCAGTAACTGGTACATTTGGTAATACAATATCTTAATAATTTAATATTATGAATCTAGAACAACTCAACTATATAGGAACTGGTCCATATTTCCCAATAAAATTAACCACAGTGTTAGATGAAAATGGGAACCCAGAACAAGTTGTACAACCAGATGGTACAATTGTAAATAAAATCTCTTGGAGAAACCTAAAAGGAGATATTAATCTTATAAAACAGAACCTTACTTCTCTTTTCACATATCAATTAGGTCAAAGGATAAGGCAAGAATATTTTGGGTCTAGAGTGTGGGAGTGTATTGAAGAACCAAATACTCAAGCCTTATCCTTCATGATAAAAACCTTTGTGAAAAATTCCATAGTTTCCTGGGAACCAAGAATAACAGCCTTAGATGTTCAATCAGAAAGAGTATATGATAAAATCCATATACAAATTAGGTTTTCAATCCAAAATCAAACCTCAATAAGTGAATTAAATTTTGAATATAATCCATCAAATAATACCATCAATGTCAACTAGTAATAATTGGTTAAATCCTTATCAAAGGTCTTTTAATGATATTAAGGCTAAATTAATATCCGAATTAAGATTACAAATCCCAGAAATAACTGATTATAGTGAAGGGAATATATTTGTAATCATAATATCCATTTTTGCAGCTATTGCAGAAGTAATTCATTATTATATTGATAATATGGCAAGAGAAGCATTTCTTCCAACTGCTAGAAGATATTCTTCTTTATATAAACATGCCAAACTAGTAGATTATCATATTAAATCCGCAATTCCAGCTACAGTAGATGTTGTTCTATATAAGAATGATGATACCTCAATTGGTCAGGATATAACAATTCCATTAAATACTGAATTTACATCTTCAGATGGTAAAACCTGGATATCCACAAAAACTGTTATTTGGTATAAAGACTCCTATTATGTAACTGTACCATTAGTACAACAAAAATCAGTTGGGGTACCAGATAGAATCCAATTAGGAAATATATTATCACCAGATTCCATAATATATATAACTGATATACCCTCAGACCAAAAATATGTAGAAGGTTCAATGAATCTGTATATCAATGATGAACCCTGGATTTTGGTAGATACCTTTGCTTATTCTTCATCAAGAGATAAGGTATATAAGATAGAGGTAGATGAACAACTTAGACCATATATAAAATTTGGTGATGGTCAATTTGGTATGAAACCAGAATATAATGCAACCATAGAAGCTTCATATTCATTAACCTATGGTTCATCTGGTAATATAGCTACCAATAATTTTACTACTGTACCACAAGATATTCAAGTTATAGACAATAAGATTACAATTAATAATGTAATCCCAGCTACTGGTGGTTCTGACTATGAAACTTTTAATATGTTAAAGAATCATATCCCTTTGTCAATAAAAACCCTTGGAGTAGCAATTACTAAAGAAGATTTTGAAGCTATTGCCAAAATGGTTGGTGGGGTAGATAAAGCTTATGCAAATTATGTTTGCGGAAGATATGTAGAAATTTATATAACCCCAGATGGTGGAGGGGAAGCTTCTAGTGCATTATTAGATTCTGTTGAAAAAACAATATCCAAAAGTAAAGTAATTACTACTAGCATAGAAGTATTATCTACCCATAAATCCCAAGTATTTTTGGATATAACCATAACTGGGAAAAAATCCTTTAAATCTAATGATATTTCAAATCAAGTAAAGAAAGCTTTAACTACAGCTTATGATTACAATAATTCAGATATAAACAAACCAGTAAGATTATCAGATATATATGCTTTAATTGATAATCAAAGTATGGTTGATTACCTTACCATAAATAAATTATATCAACTACCATATCCAATTCCTCAAAAAAATACGAGTTTACCATTAAATATTTCATATTTTGTTCAAAACATAAATCCAGTTACTACTGGTGAAGAATATATAGTTATAGTAAATGCATTTTTTGCTAATAAACATTACGATGTTTTAATACAAAAATTCTATGGGGGAGGTTCAGATAATAGAATATTAGGTAATGGTTCTTATGGGGAGGTGATAAATGTATTAGATTTAGAAACCCAAACAAAAATAATATTTCAAATCACTATAAATAAACCATCAGAAAATCTGGATTATGGTAATAATGATAAATATAAATTAACATTATTACCTATGAATCAGGATTTATATCCATTATCCTATCAAATTCCAATCATAGAAAATCAAAATATAACCTTATCAATAAATGAAGTCGTTTAAGAGTTTTAAACAATGGGTATTTCCTAATTTATTCCCAGCTTATTATAAGGATTATGATACTTATAAAGATAAGAATGGAAAAGGTATTCTGGAAAGATTCATAGAAGTATGTTCAAATTATCTAGATACTGATATTATACCAGATATAGATAATTTTATGGATATATTAGATGTGGATGTTACCCCTGATATATTTCTGAATTATTTTTGGGAATATTTTGATTATATACCCTATGCTTATGGGGTATTAGTAAAAGGTGTACCTTTTACTAAAGAAAATGTAGCTAGTTGGTTAAATACTTCAGATGGATTTCCAAAAGCAGATACTAGAAGTATTTTAAAATATGCAGTATCTTTATATAAAATAAGGTGCACTCAGGATTTTTATACAATACTTGGTAGATTTTATGGAGTAAGATTTGAATTAGAAGAAATTCTATTCGAGGACGGATATAGTAATAAACCAAGTAATAATCCTGGTATTAACTATAGACTTATAGGCGCTGTATTCGAGGACGTAGTAAGTACTTATAGTGGAGAAAATGAATACTATGGTGATTGGAAAGGATTATATCCATATGGTGATTGTACATCATGTACTACTATAAAAGCCAATATCTATATTCCAAAAGGTATGTATGATGCTATTCAGGATAATATAGATAATGTAAAAAATGCTTTTGTCAATTTACTCAATAAATACATACCAGTAAATGTAAAACCATTCACGAAAGATACCATAGAATTAATTTCAGAAATACCTACAATTATACCAATAGAAATAGAACCTCAACAAAATTGACCCAATTATGTTATCCACCCTACTTCAAACTGAAAACCTTAACAATTTAACTGGATCAGTTAATAAAGTTACTGATTCCTCTATTAGAATTGCCCAAGCTGCAAATGATTTTGGTGCATTAAGAGTAGCCTTTGGTGTATTTATGATTTTTATAATCATAATTGTAATATTGTTTATATGGCAAATATTTGTATTATCTGGCAAATTAAATACCATATATGGAGCAGCTGTCAAAACTACTGAATATTTTGAAACTTCTGCAGAAGGGGATATTGGTCCTTCACAAGCTCAAGTAGTAGTGAGAAGAAATTTTAATAGTTTAAGTCAAGCAATTAAATATTACATTCTTAGAATAAGGCTAGAAAACCATATAGACGATAAAAATAAAATAAAAGTAAAAATAGATAGGTTAGTTAGAAATGAATTTTCAGAACTAACCACATATCTATCAAACTTTAAGTGTAATAAAAAGGTTTTAAGTTTTGTAGTAGAAGATGATGATATTCAAATGATTGAAGATTTTATTTTTGAACAGGTATATATACCAAAAAATGATTTTACCATATCCAATATGGACCAATCAACCTCTATATTTATAAATGGTCTAAAGCTTTCATATATTAAGAAAATACCACAATGAGAAAATTGATAGTTATATTAGACCCAGCACATGGGTCAGATGTAAAAGGTAAATGTTCACCAGATGGTACCCATTTAGAATATATATGGAGTAGAGAAATATGCAAAAAACTAAAAGATAGGCTTATTCTAAATGATTTTAGGGTTAAATATACAAATGAAACAGAAAATGAAATAGGCTTATCAAAGAGAAAAGAAATTGCAAATAATATAAAATCAAGTCCTGGTGAATATAAATTTCTAGTAAGTTTGCATAATAATGCTGCTGGGGATGGTACCCAATGGTTAAATGCAAAAGGGTTTGAAATTTATACTTCAAAGGGGCAAACCATTTCTGATAAATTTGCAACCATTATTTTTAATAATTTAAAAAATGATTTTCCCGGTATAAATGCAAGAGCAGATTATATTGATGGTGACCCAGACAAGGAAAGTAATTTCACAGTATTAATGGGAAACTATTATGCTGTTCTAATAGAATGGTTATTCCAGGATAATAAAGAAGAAGTAATACTTCTAAAAGATAAAACCATTAATTCCAGATTAGTGGATTCTTTAGTAAATTCACTGATTGAAATAGATGAACAATTATAACTCATTCTTTTGTTACCATAGTTGAGTTGATGGTGAGGGTAATTTGGGTGACCAAGTTGCCCTCTTTTAGCGTTTAGAAAAATGTTCCTTTGCTTCTTTAATTGTATTCTTAATATGGGTTCTCATATTGCTTATATAATCAGCTGCTCTTTGTGTTTTTGGTAATTCAAAGTATTCAATTAAATTCAAGGTTGATAATTTACCATGAGCTTCTTTCATTTTTTCTTTTAGAAACATTGGAGGGTCCAATTCTGTAACAAATATCAGATATTCATCAGGGGTTAATTTTTCTCTCATATATTCATGGAGCATATTAGAGAAATTATTTTCTTCTGGTTCATTTTCAATAATATCCTTTTCTTGGTTATCATCTTTATCTTCTTTACTATTATCAAATAATTCCTCAAATGAAGTTAATTCTTGATTAAATTCTGCTTGTCTAGTATAAGCATTCCTAAGTAATTTGTTCTTAAAAATTTGTAAAGAAGTTATTAATGTAGCTTTTAATCTATCTTCAGTATATTTATCCTGATATTTATTATATACATATAAGAATTTATCCCAAAAATAACTTTGAATTATATCTTGACTAACATTGAATCTTCTAGAATCAATATTTTTAGATAGCTTTTTAATTAGTGGTTTACAGATTTTATACATTCTTTCAAATTCTTCCCTGTTATAATGGGTAAATTCTTTTATCCTATGAATTTCTGAACCATTAGTACCTTGTTTACTCATAACTTAATAGATTAATTATTTAACAATGCAAATATATATAATAATTTTATCACTTGTATGAAAATATATCAACTTTTTCACCCTATGTGTTGATTTTTATAAAATTGAAATATAAAGGAATCTAGAAAAGACTACTCATAGATACAACTTTCATATATGTAAAGACATGGCAACTAAATTTAAAAAGAAAATTAATCAGAGTGATAAATTCACTTTTACCATTGACTTCCAACTGGAAGTTTTAAGGTTCCTAATACAAAATAAGGAATCAGTTTTAATTATTCAAAAAATAAAACCGGGTTACTTTACTCTAATAGAACATTCAATAATAATGGAATCATTATTGAAGTTTCATAGAAAATATGGAAAGTTACCAAGTGAAACCTTGTTAAAAGAAACCTGTAACTCATTATTAAGTGGTAAGGACTTTGTTGATTTAGTTACTAAGGAAGATATCCCAAATATTAATAGGATAATAAATAACCTATATTCAATACCATTAAGGGATTCAGATGTTATAAAGGAGAACATATTTAAGTTCATAGCTTATATAGAAATGAAAACCCTAAATGAATCCATGGATTTCACTAATTTTAATCTATATGAGGATTACCAAAATAAGGTATCAAAAATAATCAGAAATTCAAAACCACAGAAAAAAGATGAACCATTATATATGGTTGGTGGAACAGTGAAAAGACAATTAATGAGAAGAGTTGACCCAGATATAATCCCCACTCCATACTGGCAATTAAATAACCTATCAAATGGTGGGGGATATTCTAAGGGTAGTATATTTGTAATATTAGATAAACCAAAAGCCAAGAAAACATTTGCATTAATAAATATATCAAGAGGATATCTTACCATGAAAAAGAATGTATTATATATTGATACCGAGAATGGTAAGAATCAAATCATGGAGAGAATGGTTCAATCAACTCTTAATAAAACCAAAAAAGAAATTGTATCTGGTGAACAAGATAAACTTGAACAGAGACATATGAGAAAATATAAAAGGTTAGGGGTTGAATTTATAGTAGAAAGGGTTCCTGCTCTAGTATCAGATGCAAATGTTATTAAAGGTATAATAAAGAAAATAGAAGCAGATACTGGAATAAAGATTCATATATTAATGATTGATTATGCAGCTAAATTAGCTTCTATATCAAAAGATAAAGATGATACTGAACGTATAAATAATGTTTATATAGATTTAGATAATCTGGCTTCAGAATTGGAATTAGAAGCAATTTGGACTGCACAACATGTAAAAAGGGAAGCATCAAAAAGAAAAGGTACTAGATATGAGGATAATGATATTGCAAGTGCCATATCAATAATAAGAAATGCCCAATGTATTATTGGTTTAAATTCCACTGATGATGAAGAAGAACATGGGATTCAAAGAATGGAGATTGTAGTACAAAGAGATGGTAAATCCCATGGTAGATGTTTATTTAATTTTGATAGTGATAGGCAAAGATGGAAAGAGTTTTCAAGGGAAGCTAGGGAGAAATATGATAAAACTCTTGGTAAAACTGTAGATGAAATGATTAAAAAAGAATCAACCAATGGGGTAGTAAAAAAATCAAATCCAATAGCAGACCCAGAAAAAGCAAATCATAAAGGAGGAGATATTTAATGTCAAATTTAACTAATGAGTTCAAAGGTAAACTCAAAAAATATTTTCATGTAAAATTAGGGGCATTTACTTATAGACATGGTTGGGATAAGTGTAAATGCCCATATTGTGGTAGAGATGGTAAATTTGGAATAAATATATCCAGAAATAGGTGCAATTGTTTTAGGTGTGGAGAACACCCTTCACCAATACAATTAGTAATGTATCTTGAATCAGTAGATACATATGCAGAAGCTATAAAGATACTCAATCAAGCAAAGTATGATGGTTATATATTTAAGGAAGAAAAGGTAGAATTAAAATCCAGAAAAGATTTATATTTACCAGAGGGATTTAAATTATTAACTGTTGGTAATTCTGAACTTGCTAAATCAGCAAGAAATTATGTAACTAAAAGAGGGTTTAATGTAAAAGAAGTTGCTATGTCTGGTTGGGGTTATGGGACTCAGGGTAAATATTTTGGGTATCTCATAATCCCTTTTCATGAAAATGGTAAATTAGTGTATTTTAATGCCAGATTATTTATAGGCAATGGTCCAAAATATAATAACCCAGATGTATCAGATACTGGATTAGGTAAATCCTTTATTATATATAATAAAGATGCCCTTTATATGTATAAAACTGTTTATTTGTGTGAAGGTGCAATAAATGCCCAAACTATGGGGGAAAAAGGAATTGCATCTGGTGGAAAAGCAATATCCAGATACCAGGTAAATGAGATTATAAAATCCCCAGTGGAAAGGGTTATCATATTATTTGACCCAGATGCAAAAGATAGAGCAATAGATTTGGCATTTAAACTTATAAATTATAAAAAGGTAAAAGTTATATTCTTACCGGAAGGTAAAGATGTAAATGATATTGGTAAGAAAAAAACCATGAAATTCATATATTCCCAACGATATCTAGATTATCAGGAACTATTAGAATTAAAATTCAAATATAAGATTTAAATGAGAGAACCAAGTATTCACATATCAAAATCCATTTTCATTAAAATCCTTAAAAAAGAGGGTGTTAAAATTTCCCAATCCAAAATAGATTCCATATTTACTACAGCAAGAAATTATTCCCTGGACCATCGTTCAATATTAAAGAATAATAAAAAGAACCAAAAAATATTATCTAGAAGAACTCAATCAACAGTTGGTAATGCAAATATGTTAGCAGATATAATATATTCTGTTAGGATAAAATTAAAACATGTGGGTGTTACTAAAATAAAACAAACAGATAATCAATGGGCTCAAATAAGGGAATTGGTACCAATCATAGATGAATTTTGTTCATATTATAAATTCCTTAATAAAAGACAAGGGTATATTCAATTTGTAGAAATAGGATTAAACTTAATGGGTAATTCAAATAGACCAAATTATAGTTATTGTGCAAATTGGATGCTACAAAAAGCAAGTTGGATATCAACTTATTATGGGGCAATAAAAGAAATATCAGAAGACAATTATAAAGAAGAAACCAATGAAATTTATAATTGTTATATAAATAAGATACTAGAGATGACTGGAATTAGCAATAATTATAAGAAAAATCCAACTGATTATGTTAATTTCATTCATGCAAGAAAATTAGCTGATAAAATTGGGGTTGATTATAAAATATTTATGGATTCCCAATTTGAGGCTTTATCTTTTTGTAATGGTATTCCAAAATTGGAGGATTTGGGAAATGAAAAAGCCCAACAAAGATTAACCCAATTTATTTCAAAACATGGTTTAATAATCAGGAAAAAAATCAATTTAACCCAAAATGACTGGGATTCATTTAAAAAATAACTTAATATGGTAGAGATAATAATAAAGAACTGTAATCAGTGCCAATTAAATGGTTCTAGAAAAGAATTAATGAAATTGTATGATACTTTTAGGATTAAGCATCCAAATGCTTGGCATATCACTAGATTCCAAAAAGGAAAGTATCAATGGGATGGTTATATAAAATATATATCCTCTTATGGAGAGTTTAAGATAGGGTTATTACCTATGGTATATAATACTTTGAAATCTTGGGGAGTTGAGGATATAAAAATAACCGATAAAAGAATAATCCCAAATATTGAACCAATAATCCCAACTCAATTGGGGGCAAATTATAACCCCATTAAATTATATCCAAGACAAATACAAGCTATAAAAACTTTATTGAATAATAAAGTAGGTGATACACCTTTTCTTATATGTGCTGGGGATTATTCTGTTGGATTTGGTAAAACCCTTTTATTTTGTGCTTTATATAAAGCTTATCAAGGTAATTTACCAACAATCCTACTTTTAAATGATTCTGATTTATTCAATCAATTTAAAAGAGAAATTCCTGAACTTTTACCAAATGAGGATATTGCATTTATCCAAGGTTCTAAATGTAATAGATGGGGTAAATTTAATGTGGCAATGGTCCAAAGTATATCTAAGAATATAAGGCAATATCAACAAAACCTATTAGATATAAGAATGGTTTTAATTGATGAAGCAGATATCATAGATAATAAAACTTATCAAACAGTTATATCATATCTTTATAATTCTTTCATAAGAATTGGGTTAAGTGGTACCATTTATATGAATGAAAGAAAAAATGGGATTGTTCATAATATGAATGTAAGGCAATTTATTGGGGATGTGGTAGACCAAGTTAAATTATCAGAACAAATTAAAACAGGTAGAGCAACTAAAGTTATTGTTAAAATGATTTATACTGGTATAGGGGAAAAGGTACCAAATGATTATCAAAGAGAATATAAATTAAATATCATTGAGAATAAAGAATCCTATAAACTTTCATTTTCTAGAATGCTTTATAATTATAAATATGGAAGGGTTCCAATGGTTATATTATGCAAATTTATTGACCATTGTGAGGATTTATATAAATATTATACTGAAAGGATTAATAAAATGGGATTACCATTAAGGGTTGCCTATTTACATCACAATGTAAAAGGTAGAGATAAAATATTAACCGATATAAGGGAAGGGAATATAGATATTCTAATATCCACTACAGTTATTGCAAGAGGTAAAAATATACCTACTTTACAATATCTTCAGAATATTGCATCAATGGATTCCCAAGAAAAATCCATTCAAATTTTGGGAAGGTTAGTTAGGAAACATGAATCCAAAAATAAAACCTACCTTGATGATTTTATTTTTGAAGGTACCTTTTTAAAAAGGCATGGCAATCATAGAAAAGTTTATTACCAAAAACAAGGATTCAAGGTAATAAAAATAGAATACACAAAAAAAGTATAATAGTTAGTTACTAGTAATATTGGTCAAATTATTAACTAAGTTTAACTTATGATATATAAAAAGTAAATTCTTTGAAGACTAAAAGTAGATTATATTTTAAATATTTAAATATTAATCAGGCTATTAGCTATATACATATACAGGCTAATAAATATTTATCAGGCCATAAATATATTCAGGCTAATAGCCTGAATATATTATCTAGGTAGCAAGCTACCTAGATATTAGCTTATTAGAGTATATGGTCTTTTTTCTTTTCTTTTTTTGGTTACTTTTTTTCTTTTCTTTTTTGAACATAGAAATTTACAAGGTACCATAATAAACTTGAAAAAACCTATTATCATTTGGAAAACTTAAAATTCAAAACTAATGGCAAAGAAACAAAAACAAAAGGAATTAATAAAACTTGAGGATACAGATATATTGAAACCAATTGATATTTCTCAAATAGGTTCAAATGGGGACCCATGCTTTGGAAAAGAATATAACCTATCAACCAAGGAATGCAAGATGTGTGGGGATTCAGAATTATGCTGCATAAAATTTGCAGAGTTAATTGGAAAAGATAGAAAACAATTGGAAAAAGAGAATGAATTTAAGGACTTAGAAAATCTAGTAGATTTAAAAGCAGTGTCAAAAACTATTAGATATTTGAAAAGGAAAGATGAACCCAAAAAAATAATCCTTGATAAGATTCAAGCAAAATATGAATTGAGCAGGGAAGAAGCTAGAACAATTTATAAATCAGTAATAAACAAACAAAATGGAAAAAAACAATGAATTAATTTTCACAAGGGTAAGAGATGTTCAATTACCCAAAAGAGCAAATCAACATGATGCAGGAATAGACTTCTTCTGTCCAGTTCTAGATTTTGAATTAATCCAAAGAATCAATGAGATTAACAATAGTAAGAATGTTATAACAACTCCTGATTTTATTTTGGTAGCTCCTGGTGCAGATATAACAATCCCATCAGGGGTAAAAGTTTGGATAATGAATAAAGAATCTGCTTTAGTTGCAGCAAATAAATCTGGATTAGCAACAAAGTTTAGTATTCAATTCACTGCTCAAGTAATAGATGCAGATTACACTGGAGAAATTCATATTGGAATAAGGAATCATGGAAAAGACTTCTTTATGATTAAACCTGGTGCAAAGTTAATACAATTCCTACATTTACCAATCATATTATCAGATATCATAGAGATAGGTAATGATGGGTATAATGATATTGTTGATGGGAAATCAGATAGGGGAGAAGGAGGATTTGGTTCAACTGGATTTTGATTATGGAAAATACAAATATACAACAAGAGTTAAATGATATTTATATCCCTGATTGGTATATTAAAGACTGAGTGATATGGATTCAAGAGATATAAAAGAAGAACCAAGTATTCCAAAAGATAATAAGTATCTGGAATCAATATATGAAATGCAAAAACAACTACTAGATAGTTATATAAGCATTGAAGGGTTACCAAAATACCCATTAAATATAAACACAAAAACCAATCAATTAATCCTAAAAGATTTTACTTCAAGGGTAATTGAGGAACTTGCAGAAGCTTATGAGAGTTTATTATTAGTGGAGGAATTAACAATAACAAAACAAAATTGGTTCACTATATCATCAACCTCAATTGATTCTTTTGTTGAATGTATGAATCATTTGCAAAATGCAAGTGAAGAAATGGCAGATGCTTTACATTTCTTCATTGAGTTGTTAATTTACACTAATATACAACCAGAAGATATTAATTCATACATTGAAAGTAAATTACCAAAGAATAAGAGACAAACATTTTCAAATACACTTGAATATGGGATGGCATTGGGTAAACAATGGTTAACAAATATGAACCAAGTACCAGATGTAAAGAAGAAGAATTTGGTAAACTTAATTCATAAGTATGAACAAGTAAAGGTTGATTTTGATATACCAGAGTATAATATTAAACTTTTACATTGTGGTGAAGACTACAATTATGAACTTTATAATTCATACAAAAGTTATCTTTGGGATATAACCTATGAACTGAATATATCAAGGAATTTCCTTAAAAATAAACCATGGAAGCAATCTCAAATGATGACCAATGAATCAGCTTATCAAGAGGAGATAGTAAAGTCATTTATATTATTCCTTGGTACATTGAATATAATGGGAGTAAATGGAAGTAATCTGTATTATATTTACTTCAAGAAGAATAAGATAAACCAATTCAGAATAAAATCTAAGTATTAATGAAAAGTTTTGTATTTAAAACCGGAGATGAAGCTTGGGCAAGTATAAACAAAATGTTTATTGAACAAGATGAAAAATTAGGATTATTTTCTGATGGACAAGGGGCTTCAATAACTAATTCACTATATACTTATGGGATGTCAGTATTGATAGAAGAAGCCAAATTTGACCCAGAATTTGATTTTGGGAAGATAATGGGTTATACTCAATCTAAATGGAGCAGTTTATTAAATAACTATTTGGACCTTGATTCATTGGATAAATTAAAACTACAAATAAGGGAACTTGAAAAAAATAAAGCCATAAACAGAAATTATCATATTGGTTTTAATTTTGCAGATTCTCATGGCAATGGTAAAGGTTGCTTAGTTTCTGGGATGTTCTCAAGAATGATAGGTATTGATAAACCAAGGCTTACAATAGTAATGAGAGCTTCAGATGTTGTAACAAGGTTACCTTGGGATTTATTATTGGCTATAAGAATGGGGGAATATGTTTTTGGTCATACAGAGTTTACCATAGAATTATTTATCCGTTCAGCTTTTGCAGATGATACTAGTTTAATGCTTTATAATGGGTATGAACCCATAGAACCCATCATTGAGAAAATAAAAAATGAAGAAAGGAGAAAGAGATTAAAGAAAGCATTAAAAAGAGTAAAGAAAGCATCAGAAAAAGGTGATGACCCAAAATATCAAGCTTATATGAGGGTATATAAGATATTCAGCCCAGAGAAATATGGTAAAGAATTTAAATCACTTTTTGCTAAGGATTGCATTATTGGTAATTGGGATGGAATCCCCTTGCCAGAAGTATGCCCTTCTATACTTGTAAGGAATCAAATAAAGAAGGTATACTTAAAATTTGTGAACAAGTATAACCTAAATATCTTTTCAAGTGTAGATACCAAAAAGAAACTGATAAAGTTTAAGGAAAGTGATGGTTCCATAACTGATTCAATTGAAGATTTAGGTGAAGAAGATGAATAACAATATAACCTGGTTTCCAGACTCTCTTCTAGCTTGGGAATACTTTAATGAAGTATTTTTAAGTGGGGAAGAGGGTCTTCCTTTTGTTTTTCAAAAAAATGCCACTTACTTATATGATGTGGTATTTGGTATAATGGACCCAAGATTACCAAGTAATATTGATTTTGGGAAGTTATTTAATTATTCACAAGCAAAATGGAAATTACTAGTATCTAATTACCTTGATGAGTTTGTTATAAATAAAACCAAGAGGGAAGTTACTGATTTACATAAAAAGGGCTTAGTATATAATTATTCAATGTCTTTTACTAATAACCATGGATGTGGTAAGAAATGCTTATTATCCATAGTTTTTAGTAAAAGATGTAAAGAAAATAATCCCACAATATCAGTTTATTTAAGGGCATCAGAAATAACCAAGAGGTTGATATTTGATTTTCTTTTTGTTCAAAGGATAGGGGAATATGTTTATGGTCATAATAACTTTAAAATGGTATTCCATATAAATCAGATGTTTAATGATAATACAGTATTATTAATGTATCATGCCCATAAGAATATTATAAAGCTTTTAAAGAAAAAAGAGGATAAAAGGAGTATAAAACTATTGGAAGATTTAAATACTTTTCTAGAAAAGCCAATAGGTAGCATAAAATATAAAATACATAAAAGGGTTGCAAAAGTTTTACAAGAAGACATAAAAAAACCAGTTACATTAGTCAAGGATTGCAAATTACCATTCTGATAGTATTTAAATCTATTCTTATTAAATCAAACTTATTAAACTAAATAAATATGAGAATTTATGATGATTGTTATGAGTTGATGTCAGAGATGGGCAGAAACTTATGGGAAATGGGTTCTATAGTTAAACCCAAAACCTATCAAAATAAAGTTATTGAGGGTGATGAGAGTTATATAACCAGAGAACTTATTTGTGAACAATATTGTTTAACAAGTTTAAATAATGTAGACAAGTTATTCATATATTCCAATTCAAAGGAATGGGCTGATAATGAATTCTTAGAAAGGATTAACAATGAACCATTAAATCCTGGTGGAGCTTGGACATTAAGAAAAGATATATGGGAACAATTTTTGGTAGATGGTAAATTTGATTATACCTATTCTGAAAGAATGTTTGATTCTTTAAGGTCAGTAATTAGTTTACTGAAAAATGACCCAGATACAAGAAAAGCAGTACTTCCAATTTTTAATGGGGAATATAACAATGATTGTAAATATTATGATGGTAGTAAACGTATACCATGTTCCATGTATTATGATTTTTTAGTGAGAGAAAATCAAAAAGGTGAAAAGGTATTAAATATTTGTTACCATCAAAGGAGTTCAGATTTTGTAACCCATTTTGGTAATGATGTTTATCTTGCATGGAAGCTTATGGAATTTGTTGCAAATAGAATTGGGGTAAAAGCTGGTTATCTATATCATACAATAGATTCTATACATTCTTATAAAAAGGATTGGATTTTATTAAAAACATCTCTAAATGATTTAAGAGGATATTAATAAACATGAAAACCAGGTACCATATAATAAAGAGTTACAGTGAATTAGAAAAGTTAGTAGAAGCATGCCTAAAAACTGGGTATGCTTCTGTTGACTTTGAAACTAATGCTGAACCTATATACAATGATACATTTAAACCAACCATATTATCAGTAACCTTTCAACCAGGTTCTGGGATATCAATACCATTACAACATTTTGAATGTAGTGAATCTCATATAAATAAAACATGGTTGGAATGGTTAACATATTTTGGTAGAAATGTAATTGAGAATCCAAATGTAGTAAAAATAGCTTGGAATTGGAAATTTGATAATCAGATATTCCAAAGATATAATATATATTCAAGGGGTACTGTAATAGATGGTATGCTTGCTAAATATCTTTTAAATGAAGAAAGACCAAATGGTTTAAAGGATATGGTAAGAAGATTTTTACCTGAGTTTTCTGATTATGAAAAATATGATTCCTTTGATTCAATACCTTGGTCAAAAAAACCATTAAAAAAGTTATGTGAATATGGTTGTATGGATACAGATTTTACTTTTAGATTATCCATATTCTTTGAATCATTCCTAATTAAAAAAGGGTTTTATAATTTATATAGGAATCTTATAATGCCAGCAAGTAAGGTATTACAAAGTGCTGAAAAGAATGGGTTACCATTTGATGTTGAATTGAATGTTAAACTAAGGGAAAAATATAATAATCTTATAAATGAATACAATACTAAATTAAGGTCAATAAGAACAGTTCAGAGATATCAAAATTATATAATAAAGAAAAGAAAAGAAGATTATATTGAAACTCTAGAAAGTGAAATAGAAGAATTAAGGGAAGAGGGAAAAGATAGACAAGTAAAAACAAAGGAACAAAAATTATTCAGAATAATAGCTGGGGAGTATACAACAAAAGCTGAACTAAAATTAATAGAGGAAGTAAACTTTAGTTCACAAAAACAAATGGTGGACCTATTATATAATTCAAATCATGGGTTCAAATTCCCAGTTATTGCTTATACAGTTGATAAACATAAAAAACCAACAAATAATCCATCAACTGCAGAAGATACTTTAATAAAACTAAAAGAACATGATAAATCTGGGTTTATAGATACTCTTTTGGATTTAAGGGGAGTACAAACCATAAATTCCACTTTTATTGTTGGACTAGGGGATTTGGTACAAAGTGATGGTGGGGTACACCCTACATTTCTTATCCATGGCACGGTTAGCGGAAGATTGTCAAGTAGAAATCCCAATGGTCAAAATATACCAAAGACCATGGTAAATCCAGATGTTAAATTGCAATTTATTCCCCCAAAAAATCAATTATTCCTATCTTATGACTATTCACAAGCTGAATTAAGAATATTAGCTCATTTAGCAAATGAGAGTACAATGTTGGAGTGGTTTAGAACAGGGAAGGATATCCACCTTGCTTCAGCTTGTAAAAAATATCATGAAGATTATAATGAGATAATAAAGATATATCAAGATGAACAACATCCAGAATATAAATTATGGAAAAAAAGAAGAAAGGAATCTAAGACCATTAACTTTGGGATTGTATATGAACAATCTGCTGGAAAATTAGCTGAAAGTTTATCAACCCCAGAAGAACCAGTATCAAAAGAAGAAGGACAACAATTTCTTGATGAATTTTTTCAAACTTTTCCCAAAATAAAGAGGTTTATAGATAGACAACATAAGTTCATGGAAAAACATGGATATTGTGTTTCTTTATTTGGTAGGAGAAGAAGATGCCCAAAAGTATATTCAGAAAACTATGGGGAATATTTGGAAGCATTAAGACAATCAACTAATGCCCCAGTCCAAAGTGCAGCATCAGATATGGCATTGTTTGCTTCAGTAATTGTATATGGTAAAGTAAAAAAAGGGGAATTACCACCAATGAAAGAAGTAAATACAGTACATGACTCTGTATATCAATTTATTTTACCAAAATATATTACCCCAGATACAATCTATAATATTTGGGATATATGCAGGAACCCATCTACAAAAGAATACTTTGGATTTTCAATTGATGATGTAGATATGTCAATGGATTTTACAATTGGAAGAAATATGGCAGAAGAATTACCATATATCCCTGGGTATGATTATAATAAATTATTGAGAGAGGATTTTGATATAGATGAGTATTACAGGGAATATAATAAATACAGAGATATACCTATATCTGATTATCCAAAGAAATTCAAAAAATACTTTAAGGAATCATGGAGAAAAAGGTAAAATTAAGTGAGATAGATGATAATATAATAAAGGTAAAATATAAAGGTAAAACCCTTATTATAAATATTTCAGAAGAACTTTCAATTAATGAAAATATAATAAACAGTCAATTAAAAAATATTCCCTCTAACTATGCTTTTTTATGCTCTATACGTGATGATTATATTAAAAAAAGAGATATATTAGAAAGGGAAAAAGACCTTGCATATAGTGAAGCTTGGTTGTTTTATAAAACCTCAGATAATAAAATGAACAATGATACAGTATCCCACAAAGCTTTGACTAATAGAAAATATAGGTCTATTGAGGATAAATATTTAAAAGCTGTGGATAAAGCAAATAGGTTAATAAGTATATGCAAAGCTTATGAATCAAGAGAAAGAATAATACAAACTATATCAGCAAATCTAAGAAAACAACAATAAAAATAATTTAAATTATGAGAGTAGATTTAAACCTTATTAGTTCATCAGTTGCAAAAGAACTTAGTAAACATTTAGTAGGTTTACCATCAGAAAACCGAGTATTATTGGCATTACCAGATGAAGAAAAGAAAGTAGGTAGTATTATATTACCAGGAAATGTTACTGAAGGAGTACCTAAATTAGGTGTTATAGTAAAAAGAGGTCCTATAACTGAAGAATACAATAGTTATTTGGATTCAATAGAAATTGGTAATATAATATTTTTTGGTAATTATGCTGGTAAAGAGATAGAACCTTCATTTACAGAGAATTATGAAATACCAAAATTGAAATTCACAGTACTATCTTTAAATGAGATTATATATTGGGAACCTCAAAATAATTAAAATATGGAAAAGAAAAAAGTTAAAAAACCATCATCAACAATGAGTACAAGAGAAAGGATGATGGCAAGGAAAAAACAATTTGAAACAAAGGGTTCTAATTCTGGTATAATTTACCCAAAAGAGGGTACAATGAGATTGAGATTAATATCTCAGGGACCAGATAAAGAACTTGGTTTGGAGATTATTCAATTCTATTTGGGTAAAGAAAAAGGTGGTATAATTTCACCAGCTACTTTTGATGAACCATGTCCATTCATGGAAAAATATAGGGAACTAAAATCTTCATCAGAAGAAGATGACCAAAAGTTAGCAAAGAATCTTTCCCCAAGAAAAAGATATATAATGGGTTGTACCTGTTATAAAGATAATAATGGAAAGGAAATAGACCAAGATAGGATTAGAAAACCAATATTATTCCCAAATTCAGTTTATAGGGATATAACTGATTTATATCTTGATGAAGATGATTGGGGGGATATGACTGACCCAGAAAATGGTTATGATATTAAGATAACAAGGTCAGGTAATGGGTTAATGGACACTACATATTCAGTATCCCCATGTCCGAATAGGAAGCCCCTAAAACCAAAATACGTAGAAGATATGGATTTAGAGGAAATAATAAGGGGTCATATAAAATCTTATGACGAATTGGAGGAAATGCTAGATGAGTATTTAAATGGGTCATCAAGTTCAAAAGATGACGATGATGACTTACCAGTAAAACCAAAGAAAAAAGATAAGGATTCAAGTAAAAAGAAGAAGAAAGAAAAGACTTATGATGACGATGATGACTTACCATTTTAATTAGTTTGAGATAATTCCTTTTCTATAAAGCCAGGGTAATTAATATTCTGGCTTTATTTTTCTAAACCTAAAAAAAATAACATTATGACAATTGAAGATTTGAAACTTTTAGTAGAAAAACACCATAAAAGCATTATTCATGATATTGAAGCTTTAATCCTTGAATATAAAACTAGACCATTGCCTAAAACTGGTTATAAATATAGAAGAAATATATATGATAAGTTACAAGAAAAGAACCTATTATCCCCAGACAAATTATTAAATACCACTTTACAGATATTAAGTAGGGAACAAGTAGATTTATCTTCAACAGAAAGAAGGGAATTATTACAATTGATAGTACCAGTTATTTATAAGTATAATCAAAATAATGATTAACCATGGCAACTAAGAAAAAAGTTGGTATAAAAGTTCCAACAAAAAATGAGATATTGAAAAAGTATGGGAGCATGATAATCCAAGCTTCTGATACAAAAGAACCAGGGTTATGGTTACCATCTACTTTCTTTAATCTTAATTATACATTGGGTGGTGGTTTTCCTTGGGGGAAAGTAACCGAGATAGCTGGTGAAGAGAGCTCTGGGAAAAGTTTGATAGCATTAAATGCAGCTTATGCTTGCCAACAATTAGGGGGTTCAGTTATATGGGTAGATGCTGAACAATCATGGATGAACTCCTGGGCAGAATTAAATGGTATAGACCCAAATAAAGTAACTGTAATAAGAGATACCAGGATAGAATATATATCAGATGCAGTAGCTGATGTAGCAATATATTTAAGGTCTCAATTAGTTAATAATGAACCAATATTATTGGTAGTGGATTCAGTAGCTGCAATTGATTGTTCAGATAATATAGATTCTAAAATGGTAGATGGTAAAGCTGAAATGGGGGGAAGAGCAAAAGCTTTATATAGGTATTTTAGAATTAGAAGTGAGTTATTTTATAAATTAGGGGTAACTCAAATTTATATAAATCAACTAAGAACAGCTTTAAATGTTGGGTTTGGTAAAGATAATACTTGTTTACATTATAATACGATGATACCATTTGTTGATGGTACTTCTATGAGAATAGGGGATATCGTTAAAAATAAGGTATCAAAGGAAGTTTGGAGTTATAATGAAAATACTGGTGAATTTGAACCAAAACCAATAGTTGATTGGGTAGTAAAATCCGAAACTAAAAAATGGATTCAATTTAAAACAGAAGGACCAGAAACTACTAATGGTTTTAATGGTTTTACTTGTACACATACTCACCATTGTTTAACTAATCATGGTTGGAAAAAAGCAATAGACATTGATATAAATGATAAATTAATATCCAAACAAAGGAGAGTTATAAATGGTACATTAAAGGATTTTCTTTGGGGAACTATACCTTTTGATTGCTCTTTATTCAGTAATCATGGTAATTATACTACTAGACTTACATTTAGTAATGGTAAACAAGAAGATTACCTTATGTTTAAAACTGAGATGATAAGCAGGGCTTTTCCAATGAAAATGAAAAGTAATAATCCAAGTAAATGGATTACAAAAGTTGGTTATACTGAATTACAGGAAATATATGATAAAATAGGTAAAGATAGAGACCCATTAAAATTGTGGGATTTATCAAAACCATTACCACCAATTACTTTAGCTGTATGGTATATGGATGATGGTCATAAATATAATAATGTTACTGTTGGTATATCAATTTCACCAAGAAGGACAAATATTAGTAAATTATCCAAATATTTATCAGATATATGTGGTTTAGATAATAAAATATATGACCATGGTATAAAATTTACTAATGAGGGTTCAAAAAAATTAATGGAACAAATCCAGGAATATGTTATAGAGTCAATGCAATATAAAATGTTACCTGAATATACTGGTAAATATAAACCTTATCATTTGGAATTTAAGGAAGAATATATACCAATAGAAGTTGGTATTATATCCATAAATAAGGAATTCAGTATTAAGAATAGAAGGTTTAATAGAGGTTATAAGAGAAAAAAATATGATATTACTATACCCGATAATCATAATTTTTTAGCTGGTTCTAAAGAACAGGGTATAGTGGTACATAATACAACTACTGGTGGTGCTGCATTAAAATTCTATGCCTCAATAAGGATAGCTTTTTATTCAGGTAAAACTATAACCATAAAAAATAAAGGTAAAGAAAGGAAAGCTGGTAAATTAGTTACAATTAGGGTTTTAAAGAATAAAGTTGCTCCCCCAAGACCAACAATCTCAAAAGTACCAGTATTTTTCAACCCAAAATTCCATGAAGTTGGTTTTGATAGATGTTTTGGATTAGAAGATGTTTTTGTAGAGAATGATATAATAGAAAAATCCTCTGGTGGAGTTTATAAATATAAAGGTAAAGTATTATGCAGGGGAGAAGAAAAATTCCAGAAGCTAATAGAAGAAGATGATGAACTAAGGAGAAAGCTTCTTAAGAAAGCTGGAATAAATACTATTGGTTCAACTAAAAAACAATTAGAGAGTTTAAAAGAGAATTACTACCCAGTAGATGATTCCATAGAATATGAATCTTATGGCGAAGAAGACGAAGAGAGTGAAGAGTAGAGATAAACTACTTATGATAATAGATGGTTCTAATTTAGCACATAGAGCTTATCAAAAATTTGAGAATCTAAAAGCAAGTAATGGTAAAAAAACTGGGTTAATATATGGATTTATGAGATTACTTAATTCATATATTATTAGGTTTAACCCAACATATGTTCTAGTAACTTTTGATACTTTGCAAAGTAAATCTTCCAATTTTAGAAATAATCTTCTTGGAGGATATAAAGAGCATAGAAAAAAGAATAATTTATCAATGGATTATGAACAATTTAATTATCAATTACGTTCAGTGAAAAAGATGCTTAAATATCTTAATATTACGGTGATATGGGATAATAAAGGTCTTGGACATGAATCTGATGATTATATTGGTAAATTTGCTTTGGAATCAAAAGGTAAAGTATTAATCATATCCTCAGATAAGGATTTTTGCCAATTAATTGATGATAGAATAAAGGTATTTAATCCTTTCAGGGATATGAAATTGAATAAAAGGAATTGTGAAGATGTAATGGGGTATTCACCAGAAGAATGTGTTGATTATTTATGTTTAGTAGGTGATAAATCAGATGATATTCCAGGATATAAAGGTATAGGAGAAGTAAAAGCAAGAAAATTCCTTGACCAATTTGGTTCTATTGAGAATTTTTTGGAATTGGAAGAAAAATTCCCTGGTATAGATAATGAAGGTCTATCAGAGTTATATAAAAGGAATAAATCATTGATAGATATTAGGGTAGCTTTAAAAGAATACCCAATTACTACTATACCAATATATTATAATAAGAAAAATGAGATACTCATCAAAAAACTGATGGGTCAATTTAGTGAATATTCATTAAATTCATTTTTAACCCAAGAGTTTCTAAAACCATTTAAAACTTTGAAACAATGGAAAAACATTTAAGAATACAAATAGCTGGACCTTCTGGGGTTGGGAAAACTACTTTGGCAAAAGATATATCTGATATATATGGTATTCCTTATGTATCTGGTAGTTATTCTGATTTAATACCATCCACAAAAGATATATTGCATTCTGATATGATAAGTATGGACCCCAAAAAAATATATCAAAATGATTTTCAATTATTAAACCTTAGGAAAAGATTATTTGAAAATAATCCTACCTATGTATCAGATAGGTCATTTTTAGATTCAGCAACTTATATAATAGAAAAGGTATCAAGCAAAATTCCAAATTGTGAGATAGAGAATTTTTTGGAGATATGTTTAACCTTGTTAATGAATACTTGTACACATCTTATATTTGTACCATTCTCAAAGAATTATTTTAAAGAATGGGAAATAGAGGATAATAATAAAAGGATAACCAATAAATATTATCAGTATCATATATCATTGTTAATGGAAGGTATATTAAGCTACTTTAATTATACCAGAAGTTATCTATACAGTCATATGATTGATTCAATGGTACCAATAAATTGTGGTAAAATAGAATATCTTGGTAAAAGTTTGAAAATATTAATTTTACAGGATATTGACCACAATATGAGGGTAGATAAGATAATGAAATTCTTAGAATTAAATTGATATGAAAAAACCAATAGCTATAGTATTTTCTGATTTACATATAAACAATTGGTCAAGATTTAATGAAGATAAAAAAAGAACCCTGGAACAATTCAGGGTTCTTTCCATTTTGGGTAAAAAGAGTAAGAAATATAATGTACCAATTTTATTCTGTGGGGATTTTTTCCATAAACCAGAAACAATGGACCAAGAGTTAGCAGAAATATGTTATAATGAGATAAATAAACTAGATTTAAGGATAAGAGCTATATCTGGTAACCATGATATGAAAAAGGTTAGTAAAATTGGGGAGAAACCATTCAGTTGGTTATATACTTTACCATCAAACTTTATTGATATCATGGATTATAAACAAGATACATTATCATCATATAATCAGGATATTATATTACATGGAGTACCATATATAGACCATAATATTGGTTTATGTGAATATCTTAAAAACCTAAAATTAGGTAAATCAAAAAAGCATATACTAATGCTCCATACTGATTATCCAGGAGCTAAAGATACTGATGATAGAGAAATAGATTCAGTTGAAAACCTGAACATAAATATACTTAATAGGTTTGACCTTATAATTTGTGGTCATATTCATAAACCACAAAGATTATCAAAGAAAGTTTATATGATAGGAGCTCCCAATCAGCAAAGAAGAACTGATATGAATTGTAAATTGGGGTATTGGTTGATAATGGAAGACCTTACCATGAAATTTGTGGAATTATCAGATTTTCCAAAATTCATAGATGTAGAATCAGAAGAAGATGTCAAAGATGATGGTAATTATTATACACTGATAACTAGGGAAACCATTGTAGAATCTGATAATAAAATTCATAAGGGTTTATCAAAAAAGAAGTTGGTAAGGTTATATCTAAAATATAACAATATCAAGGATAAAGAGAAAAAGGAATGCTTATTGGGTATAATTAAAAAAGCAGAAGAAGATGATTGAGTTTAAGAAGATAATAATAGAGGGGTTTTGTTCCATAGGAACTCTAGAATTACCTTTAAATAATAATGGGATAACCATTATAAAGGGGGCAAATGGTTTAGGGAAAACTACAATATTTTCAGCATTAGTATGGGTATTATATGGTAAAACCTTAAAAGGTATATCAGATGTAAATCTATGGAAAAAGTTTAGAACTAAGGATTACAAAGGCACAAAGGTAGAAATATATTTTGAAAGCAATAATTCCATACATAAAATAATAAGATGCCAGAACTATACAGAAGATGTAGATGGTGCAAAAGGTGGAAGTAGACTTATATATCTTATTGATGCTGAACAGGTAAAAGAAAAAGGTAAACTAAAGTTACAATCGCTTATAGAGAAAAACCTGGGAATGTCTTATAATCTTTTCATAAATTCAGTAATGTTTGGACAGGGTATGAAAAGATTAATTCAAGAATCTGGTTCAGATAAGAAACAATTATTTGAGGAGATATTTGAACTAAACTATATATCAAAAGCTAGAAAAATTGCCCAAGATAAATATAATGAATTAAGGGTAGAGTTAGATGGGTTAATGGAAAAATTAGAAAGTAACCAAAATTATATAGATTCCATACTTTCCGATTTAAATTACACAAAAAGCAAAAGGGATAATTTTAAGAGTGAGTTGGCTAATAAAGTAAAATCATACAAGGACAAAATTATCCTATCAACAAAGAGGGTAGATGAGTTAGCTCTAAAGACCAATAAAGTTGATATAAATCAACATAATAAAACCATAGAGGATATAAAAAGGAAAATAACCCTGTATCAAAATAAGGTAAGTGATTTAAAGAAATTACAAAAAGTACCATTGCAAGATTTAGTAAATGAGGTAATAGAACTTTTAGAAAACAAGGAATATACTGAATCAATTTCTAAATTAAAAACCATTAGGGATTCATTTAGTTCATCTGAAAGTTATATTCTTAGAATTTCTAAATTGCAGAATAAACTAACTAATGAAATAGAATCTAAAAATTCACTAGAAAAAACTATATTAACCTTAAAATATGCAAAAGAAGAAGTAAAATCATTAGAATCAAGACTAAAAGAATTAAAATCACAAAACCCAGATTTTGAATCAGTGATTAATAAACAATCCAAAAAATTAGAGAATTACAAAAAATCCATAAGCCAAATAAAATCTCAAATACAAGAACTAGAAAAACAAGTTAACCTATATAAATGGGCTTATTCAGAACCATTTGGAAATAATGGTATAAAAGCATTTATATTTGAATCCTCATTATCTGAACTTAATAACCTATTAAGCTCATATTCAGAAATATTAGGATTTAATATTAAGTTTATGGTGGATTTAAATTCTTCTAGAAAAGATTTTGTAGTAAACATAAATCTTGAAGGAGTAGAAGTATTTTATGAGGAATTGTCTGGTGGTCAAAAGCAATTGGTTAATTTAGCTATGGCATTAGCAATGAATCAGATAATAACTCAATCAAAAGGAGTAAATATAGCTTTTTTGGACGAAGTATTTGAATCATTAAGTTATGATAATATAGAGGTAGTTATTGGTCTTATAAAGAAAGTATATAGAGAAAAAACATTATTCTTAATAACCCATCATGAATCATTACCAATCCCAAATTCAAAAATTTTAAATGTTAAAAGAGAACATGGTATCTCTGCCTATGAATTTTAATTACTACTATTGGGTAATAAAATATTAATTATGGCTAGAATAAATTCTAAAAATAAAGGCAGTAGATTTGAAAGGGCCATTTGCAAATGGTTTCAGGATTGGACAGGGTATGAATTTAATAGAGTACCAGCATCTGGTGGTTTAAGGTGGAAAAAAACAGATAATATTACAAGTGATATTACTTGTACTGACCCAAAACATTCAAAAAGATTTAAACTATCAGTAGAATGTAAATCATATAATGACCTAAAATTTGAACATATACTCCTTGGTAATAAAGGTTGTAAGATATTATCATTCTGGGAACAAGCTTCAAATGATGCTATTAGAGGGAATAAAATCCCAGTGCTTATTATGAAGTATAATAATATGCCAAAAGGGGAAGCTTTTTTTGTAACCAATGATTTTTTATCAAATCTGATAATGAATCAAGAATCTAAATTGACTAAACCAAGAATGAGAGTAGAAGTAAATAGTAAACTACATCTAAATATATTTATGTTATCGGATATAATAAATATTAGCTATAAAGTTTTATATAAAACCATTAAAAAATCAATATAATGAAAACTAATACCCAATACGTTTATTGTATATGCAGGATAGATAAGAAACATTGGACAACTATCAATAATGACCTTAAATGTGGAGGGTATAAGAATATTAAAGCTTATATTCCCACTATAAGAATATTAAAGAAATCCAAGAATAATAGAAACTTTTATATAGAGGTACCCCTATTATTTAATTATGGGTTTGTAAGAATGTCATCAACAAAAGCTTTTGATAGACAATACCTTAGAAAGCTAAAAAAAGATATACCTGGTATACTTGGTTGGTTAAAATCATTGGAAACTATGCACCCAAAGAAAAAAAGGGCAAGAATAGATAATCCAGAAGATTTTGATGATTTTTCAAAAGTAGCAATTGTAAGCAAAGAAGAAGTAAAATATTATAAAAGGGTTTCAAAACAAAATAGGGTATACACTTCGGAGGATATAATTAATCTAAAATTAGGTAGCTATGTAGTATTAAAAGGTTACCCATTTGAAGGTATAGGTGCTACAATATTAGAAGTAAATTTAAATCTAAAATTGGTAAAAGTTGTTTTATACCCTGATTCAGCAAATATAATTGTTCAGATACCAATGGATAATGTATTTTATTCTATTTATAATGACTTTGATGAGAATAAATTAATGGCTTCAAATGATTTTATACAAGAAAACATAGATAGTGAAAAAGTAGAGCAATTTCTGTTAAAAAATCAATATTAATTCTATGGAACCATATATGGAAAAAGCTTGGGATTGTCTTACTGAGCAAGAACAAAACAGTTTATTTCTAAATCTTTCAAATGGGTTATCAGCTAGAGAGACTGGAGAAATTTTAAAGGTATCACATTACAAGTATTTAGAGATAAAGGCAAGAGCAGAAAAATTATTTAAACTGTTCTCTGATTTTTTTAAAATACACCCAAGTTTAGTAAACCCATCTTCACCAATAGATTCAAGATTTGCTGATTATTTATTTGGTTGTATGGTAAAAAGGTTACCAAAAGAAGAAGCTAAACTTCATACTGGTGATTCATCATTTTTACTTACTAAAATCAGTAATATTAAGATAGAGAAATGGATGTCAGTATTAAAACAATCAGAAGATGAGTGGGATAAGGATTTGTATGCCCTAATAATGGAATTTGATAGGTGGAATAGTTATAGAATATTACCAAGAAAATTACAAGCACCAACCCCATATAAAAGAAGAACCAACAAAAAAGAGAAGGTTTATATAAAATATTTACATAGAATACCTGATTTTAAGATTAGGGCTATGGTAGATAAATATTGGAGTAATGGTAAACCAGAAAATAGATATTATATATCAATCATATCAACTTTATTTGATGGTGGGTATTCAATAATACCAATAAGAAAAGATAAAGATATATTATCAGAAATAACTAAAATGAAGATTTATATATTCAGTACTATTATGGATGCTGATATATTTGGAGTTCTAGTAAAAGAATTTTTTGAGAGAACGAAAGACCCAAAATCTGGGTTAAAATTCTGGGAAGAGTACCGTTCAGTTATAAAAACAGCTATTAATTATAGGGAAATTAATAATATGGATTTTACTTGTAGTAACTTAGATATGGCTTATAACCTGAAAAGAAAATCCATATCAAAACTAAGAGAATCCAGGAAGAACCAATAGAATTTTTATATAATAAATTTGCATATTATTATTATATGTATTATATTTGCATATCAAAATTAAAAAATAAAAACCAATTAAAAAACATTAAACCATGAACAAAAGAGAAGAAAATCCATTAACCCTTCTAGGAGATTATATCTCATCAATAGGGGAAGAATTGCAAAGAATAATAGGTACAAATAATTTCTCTATTGGGGAATACCATTACATAGATGATGATAATGGGGAAATAACCCATTTCATAAGTATATATTCAAAGAGGAAAATTACAGAAAGTGAACAATTTTCTATAGTATCATCTTTGGAAGATAATGATATTACAGTATCAATTGATACTGATTTTGAATATGCTATGGAGAATATTGATACATATATTTATTATATAAGAATATACGCTTAACTATGACAAAGAGAAAAAAAGAACATCATATTACTGGTGGCAAAGATAAGTTAAAATTAATATCCTCAGCTGGGGGATTTAGTAATATGACTTATAGGGATTGCAAAAGAAGGGCAGTTGCATTAGGTATGCCATTCCCAGATGCTTGTGCAGCAGATTGGGGAAGATTGCAATCATATATAATGAAAACAGAAAATAAACCAGATTTATCATTAATTGATAAATATGATGATTGGGTAGATTCTATGTTAGAACAAGCTGGTTATGCAAAAGATGACCCATTAAGAAGCTATCAATTGAGATTAGGTTTTATTTCAGAGGAAAAAGTAGAAGAAGGGAAACGTAAAACAAGGAAGATAAAAGGTTTACCAAAACCCAAAAAACCAAAAAGAGAGAAAGATGAGAGTGGTTTATGGAAAGGTACAAAAAAATCATATACTTATGAATTAACCAATAAAGGTTATACTTTGGAAAGAATAACTAGAAGAGTTATGAAGAAATTTCCAGAAGCAAAACCAAAATCTATACAGCAATGGTATAGAGCTGCACTTAGGAAAAAGGGTATTGATTATAGGACTTTAAAATGATAACCAAAAAGAGATTAGAGAAAAAGATAGAGAAGTTAAAAGCTCTTAAAAGAAAAAACCCATCTAAATTCCATAGAATGTATTCAAAAGCTATGAAATCAGCCATAAAAAGTGGTAATTCATATGTATTAGAAACAGTTCCAGAGGAATTTAGATGGTATGTTTTATATAAGAGGAAATCAAGAAGAAATAGGGGTAGATTCAAGTATAAAATAAGGGCTTATGATAAAAGGATTTATGTAAATAAATTTTACCCTTATTCATATCATAATTTAGAACCAGTTTTGGTATTAACTGGTTGGTTCAGTAGAAAAAATGCTAAATTACTATATGATACCTGGTATGGTAAATCATGGAGAGAAACTGTAAAATTCATAAAGGGTAAAAAAGCAATACAATTAGGGTTTAAAATAGGGAAATCATTATACATAAATGGTAGGTATAGGAAGCCAAAAACTAAATTATCAGTTTTGAAAAGTTACAAGTATTCTAATAATAAAAAATCTTACCGTTGGAATATCATTTCAGATATATGTAAAGAGAATTATTCCGATAAAGAGAAAGAAAATATAATAGTTAAAAGGGTGTTGGATAAATATGAAACACATCAATGCGATATCCCAACAAAGGAAATTAGAGTTAATCCAAAGATTACTAAGGATGAGAAACTTAAATTACCGAAGATTCAGGAAATTAAGCAAATCAGAAAAAAAGACTTATATGAAATGTGAACTTAGTAATAATATTAAATTTCTAGCATTAAAATACCATTGTTTAACTAAAAAATCACTAGAAAGGTCTTTTAGGTGGGCTAAAAGGAATTTTGATTCATACTTTAAATTAATAGATAAATATAAGTATGAGAAAAATGACTTATATATAGAGAAGGAATTTATATTTCAAGGCTTTGTTCCAGAGAATGAGTTTAAAAAGAAAAAGGGTTTTGAATACATTTCCAGTAATAGACCAATAAATGGAAGAATATATATTTACCCTTTTCATTTAACTTATGACTATAAGCATTTGAAAAAAGGATATCCTAATATTTATTCAGTATTTGATTCTGGTATTGGGGTTCCTGGATTTACAAAAGTAAATATAATAAAATAAAAAGGACTATGGACATCAGAAAAATAGAAAAAAAAGATTATTCTTGGGATTCTAATATCTCCTACGGTATTTCTGAAATGACCTATAAGGTTGATAATGATGAACCGATGGAAGAACCAAGAATATATCCGATTACCCTAAAAAATAGGGAAGACTTTTTAAATATGGTAAAAGAAATTGTGGAATTTAATCAAAACTCCAAAAGAATTTCCCGAACAGTAGGAGGGAAATTTTATACCATTAAGAATATTATAATACTAAACTAAATAACCATTTATTAACCATTAAAAAATAGAAAATTATGGCAAGAACAAAAAAATTTAGTGTTAAACCAGTAGAAAAAAGAGAAGTTTCTAGAAAAGTAATTAACGGGGCTTTCATTATATTCTTTGATGATGGTTCTATTCAAATTATTGCTAAACCTATTGATTTAACCAAGGAAGAAGTTTCCTCTTTATTTGGTTCTTCTGAAGAGGAAGAAGAAGAAGAAGAGGAGGAAGAAGAAGAAGAAGAAGAGGAAGAAGAAGAAGAAGAGGAAGAAGAAGAAGAAGAAGAAGAAGAAGAAGAGTTGACCGGTGAACAACTCAATGAAATGGATTTTGAAGAATTAGAAGATATTTGTGAAGATAAATCACTTGATACTGACCCTGATGATTATGATGAGGACGAGGTTGAAAAGTTGAGAAAAGCAGTTGCAAAAGAATTGGGTATTAATCTCCCAAAAAAGCAAGAGAAAAAATCCAAAAGTAAGAAGGGTAAAAAATAATAAGACTATCAATTATCGTTCATAATTTAGTATTCATAAAAAATCCAGAGGGGTTAATAAAAGAACACTGATACCTGTAGAATTCATATCGTTCCTATTTAATTCAAGTTTTAACCCCTCTGGATATAAAAAGTAGACCATTTATTAAATAACAATAAAACAAAAAAAAATTATGGCAACTAAGAAAAAAGTTACAAAAGAAGTTAATGCTGCTGAAGCAGAAAAAAAGGCAGCAAAAAAGAAAGCTCGTTTGGAAGCTATTAAAAATCGTCCTGAAGGACAAAGACCCAATGGGAAACAAATTGATGTTATTGAAACCGGTAATGGGGTAGTAAAAAATTATGGATATCCCCTAAAAAACAAAGATGGACACCAGGGAGTATTGGTAACATCAGTTTTGGAAACCAAAGATGGTCAAGTAGTTTCTACTTCAGTAACATTTGTTCCTGGTAAATTTACGGTAAAAGCCAAAAAAGGACATGGAATTATTTGCACAGCAAAAACCAAAAAAGATAAAGCTTCTGAAGAAACAGAAAATGATGAGGATTAAAAAATCCATATATTTCTCTTTTTGTTCATATTAGTTAGTTTTAGTTTTGTCAAGCTGCCCCATTTAGGTTTAACTTATTTTCCTAAATGGGGTTTTTTATTTATCAAGGTTATGGATAATAAATTAGATGATATAGAAATTTTATACTTTGCAATCTGTAATCAAATAGGATTATATAATTCTTTTCTAGAAGATAATAAAAATAACCTTTCAAAAGAAGATATTGAATTTTCAGAATATATAATTGCAAGGTCAATAGAGATAAGGGATAATATGGAAAAGAATTTGAAAAACAAATTTGATTTAGATGTGGATAAACCAATAAGTAGACCAAAATGGACAGAGGAAAGTATGTAATGTCAGTAAGGAATTTAATCCTTAGTATAATTGACCAATCTAAGGAATTAAAATACTTGGAATTGGAGTTATCCAAAACCAATAATCTTGGTAAAAGAAATTCTTTGATAAAATCAAAGGTATTTAAGTTAAAGAAATTAAAACATACTATGAGTACCATTGATAGGATTGTCAATGGAAATATAATAACAATTAGGTATTCATTAGATGAACAGGTATTTCAAAGAAAATTTGTAAATATATCAAAAAGAGATGTAATACTTCTGTTAAAATTGACTAATTCAAATCATAAAATTAAAATCCTAGAAATCAAGGAGGAATTTACCAAAGAAAGTTTAATAAAACTATAAGATATAAAATTTAGAATCGAATCCTATGGAATTTAAAACCCTAAAAATATCACCAAAAACAGCAGTTTTAGAATCTGTTAGGGCTCAAACTAAATTATTTAGATATGTAAGGGATAATAATTTAGAATCAGCAAAAGCAAATCTAAATCACCCAATACATGGTCCTATCATTAAAGAATATTTAAGAATCATACAATATGGTAATAATAAAATAAATGAGTTAGAACAAGAGATTATGAAAACAAAAAAAGAAAAGAAAGCTAAGGAAAAATTAGCAAATGAAGTTAAGGTTAAAAAAAGTGACAAAAAACTTAAAAAACCAGTAGTAAAGGTTGAACCTTCTAAAAATCGGGTATTTACAACTTATGATTATCCCACCATTGATGGGAAAGAACTCTCTTCAGATTTGAAAAAGAGATATAGGGCAAAAATCAGAAGTTTGATTAAATCCCAAATGACTAAAGAGGAAGCAACTAAAAGAGCAACTGCTTTTATCAAGGAAGAAAGTACAAAACCCAAAGATATAAAAAAGCAGGAACCCGACAAGGAATCAAAAAGCAAGGTTGGAAAATCAGAGAAAAAAGACAAGGTTTCTAAGAAAAAAGATTTACAGCCTAAGGATTCTTCAAAATCCAAAAAATCCAAAGATAAGCCTAAAAAAAAGGTAAAAAAGGAAGAGGATTAAATAAAGGATTTTGTGGGACCAAAATAGGAAAAGGTATAGTGGATAATCCTGCAATTCACTATACCTTTTTTCATTGACTAACCCAGAATTTTTATTTGCATAATTAAATTATTAAATTTATATTTGCATTGAAATAAAAATAAAAATAAAAAGGAAACAACTACTATGGCAAAAATAAAAATAACCCCAGTTTTAACCCAAGAGAAAATATTATTCATGGTTCTAGATATAAACATAGAATCAATAGAGAATATTCTACTTGATAATCAAATAAAAGAAAAATGGAAACTCTTGTGGGATAATTATGACATAAATGGGGAGATGTTTAGAGAACAAGCTACAAATATATTAAATACTTATAAATTCATAAGAAACCATATAATAACCAGTAATGATATCCCAACTTTTACATTAAAGAGTTTAAAGAGTACCTGGTATAATACTTTAAAAAGCACTCTATTTATGTTGGAACCTCAATTATTGGAAGAAGAACCATTTGCTCTATATGCAATAAATAAGCTATGGGATATATTTCTAGAGATTGATTATAATAGAAAAGATAATTTTATTAACTTACTAAATTTAAAAAGCTATGTTGACAAGTTTTGACCTAATTGATTTTGATGTTAAATCTAGTTCCAATTTAACTCATATATCCTGGAAAAGGGATATTGGACCCACAACAAAGGGAACCTTAAAAGTTTCCTTTCACAATGGTCTAAGATATGAATATTATGGTATACCAAAATCATTAGTAGACCAATTATATGAAGTTGAACAATCTAATGGTTCTGTTGGTCCTGCATTTCACAATCTTATAGTTAGAAACAAATCAATAAAATATCATAAATTATGAACCAAAAGGATTTTAACCCAGATTTTAATGATGATGATTTACTAGTGGATATGACCTTTAAGGTAGTAAAATTCATATTCACAATAGTTGCAGTATTAGGGGTATTCATTGTATTTGGTAGAATATCACAAGATAGTCAAAATAATGAAGAGTATACCCCAATAACATTTACTAATGTTAATCCAAGTATTCCAGCAAGTGAAATTAAATCAAGAGATTATACTAATAGAACTGTAACTTATAGGGAATATGGAACCCCACCCCCAAGCAAATTATATGATAATTCAGATTATAGCAATAAGGGATTTGTTATAAAAGCAAATAATGGGGTTGAAATAAATACTGGGTTAACCAAAGATGATATTATACAGCAAGTAATGGACGATGCTGATATATATGATTTAATAGATTATTATGGTGATGAACTAAGGTAATCATAACATTATCACAATCCCAGAATTTTATATATTTGCATTGCAATAAAAAATAAAAGAGTTATGGCAAAGAAACCTAAAATTAACCTATCGGATTATACTTATGAATTTGGGGAAATCCTAGAAGCACACAGAAATTGTTGTCCATATCATCATTACCAAAAACAAGGAGATAACGGGTTAAATTACACAATCAAATGTGGTGCCAATCATGAAGTTTGCAATGACAAATGTTGGTATATCCAGAACTTCAAAAAAGAACTTGAGTCACATATTAATTAAACCCCAAGTAAACCACAAGAATTTTGATTAAAAAATTTTTCTATATTAAAAAATTGAATTATATTTGTATTGTAAAAATTAATTATCTATTATTTATAAACAACTAAAACTTAAAGTCATGGAAAAGAACGAAAAGAAAATCACAACAACTGCTGAATTCATTAATGAAGTTCAAAACGTATTAAACAGTGAAAAACCTCAGGAAGTAAAGAAAACTAAATCAGAGAAAAAATCCAAAGAGGTAAAGGCCCAAAAGAAAGAAGACAAAACTTCTAAAAAGGAAACCAAAAAGAATGAAAAAGTTCTTAAAGAGGTAAAGGCCCAAAATGAAATAAATCTGGTAGAGGAAGTAATATCTAAAAGGGAAGTAAAATACAAATACCCAGAAGATTGTATTGATACCTTATCAAGAAAGAAATATAGACAACAGGTAAGGAATAAACTTCATCAATTGGAATTGGAAATGTACAGAATCCAAGATAAGCAATCCAAGGAATTTAAGAGAAAATCCAAGGAATATGAATCCTATAAAAAAGAGGTTCTAAAAGAAGGTGCAGCTGCATAAATAGAATAAATAGAGTGGGTGAATGAATTAGTTAGTTATTATTTGTTTAATGAAAGATAACAACCAACTATTACTTTTGACTTTCACTTTTATCATTCACCCACTCATTATATATTAATATACCTTAATAAAAATCCAGGATTATGTATGAGCTACCAGAAAAAGTTATTAAAAAATCTAATGAGGAACTTATAGATATACATAAAAAATGTATAACTAATTATCTTATCCAAAGGCAAATAAAAATCACTAGAAGGAGACAATTATTCATTATTTATGACCATTATATAAGTCATAAGAATATAAGAATGTTCTTTTATAGACCAATAAAGTTATTTGTATATGCTTTGGTAACAAATAGGTTGGAAGAAATAAGTAATTACATATATAAGACAAAAAAAAATGTTCACTGATTTAGTATCAACTCTTACTCTGGATAAAACCAGGATTATATATCCAAATTTTGCAACTAATAATCTTGATATTAGGAAAATCATGGTAAAGGATTTATTCAAATCCTGGGATACTAAGGGTAATAATACATATCCAGATTTTTATATAAGAGGGTATTACTATAATGAGGACCATCATAGTAGAAATATATTTAGAATTGATGATACTGGTACCCATTATTTATATATCACTGGAGTCCCAAAAGGAACCCCAAAAAATAGTAATGCCCTAAATGTATTTAAATTACTAAATGCACAATATATGACTTATTTTGAGGATTCAGAAATAGGATATTTAATTCAAATAACACAGATATGGAAAAAATGAGTTTACTTAAATTGATGTATGCTCAAATAATGGCAAATGATAATAATGGCATATATCCCCATAATTTATATGAACGTAGAGGACCAAAATTTAATCCCAATTATACAGTTAAGGATAAAGATTCAATGGGGCAAGAAAGGGAATTCAATATAAATGGGATTAAGGTAATGGCATATTCCAGGAAAGATGCACTACAACGTTTAAAACATAAAAACAAAAGAAAATGAAAACTAAGGATTATGTAAGGTTATTCAAATTGGATAAACCATTTTATGAATTTAGTAGAGAAAAGTTCCTAAATGAACTAGGTAGGGAATTTAATCAAAGGGTTGAAGATACTAGATTAGAAAGGCAAAGGAGGAATCTAGAATTTACTTTTTCTATATTTAATAAAATAGTAAAAGAAATAGAAATAAAATTCTGGTCCATATCCAATAAAAAACATGGGTTGCCTTTTTCAGAAAAATTATTTTCCTCTTTCTTTGCTGGTTGGATAATCCCAATCCGAAAAAAATATTTCCCAAAAGAGGACCAGGAATTAACCCTAAAATGGGAAAGGAAAAAATTGGAAATGCAAAAATCAGAAGAACCCAAAAAACCAAATACCATTAAAAAACCTAAAAATAATAAATCCCTTTCTCACAAGACTAGTAATTAGGTTCTAGGAATTTTATAATTATAGGGTAAATAAAAACAATTATCTAATAACCAATTGGTTACGCTTATTACTCATGGTTATAAAATTTTAGAGAAATATCAAATCTAATATGTACGATAATGTGGATTATCTATAGTGTAATCATAGGTAAAATTGGGATTATTAATCCTGGGATTATTCAATAAAAAATCCCAATAAATCACCAAAGGAAATAATCAGAATTTCAATAGTGGGTACCTTAATTGGTTTACCCACTATTTTTCTGTGTATTTCAACCATATTGAATAATGAGTAAAAATCCTATATAATTATGGCAAAAAAAGATTTAAATCAAAATCATCAAAGAGTACCTAGACCAATGGGTATAACCCAGTTAATGAATGAGTATCATAAAACTAATGATAAAAAATTATTAGATATGGTGCAAACCTTTATAATACAACAATGGATTATAAATAATGGTAGGGTATGTGGGAACAATTTTTCTATATTGGAATTAAGTAAATTCTTATTATGTGAACCCGAGAGAATTAGGAGAAGAATGATGGAAATGTTAGTAGAAACTAATTTATGGGATAAAGAAAAACAGGATAAATTAATGGATTCACTAATAGGACAAAATCTTGTATGGTTACTAGAAGATAGGATGGAAATAGAGGGTCAATTAAGTTTATTAAAAAAATCCCAGGGTGATAGGTATACCCCTTTTGTTACTTCAGAAGTGAATAAAACCCTTGGTTTAAAATTGAATACTTCTACAAATTTACAATCTTTCATTAGGGCTTTATCTGGTGGGAATAGTTATGTAAATATATTCAATAATAATCAGGTAAATCAAACTCAAAATAACACTATTACATATGATGATGCTCTTAAAATAGTTCAGGAAGAAAGTACTAAATTCTTAGGTAGTGACAAAGAGTTAAAATATATAGAAGCTAATTATGATATTGATGACTTACCAGAAGTAGTTGCAATTAAACAACTTGGGGTTGATACTTCAAAGGAGGGTCTTACTTTAAGCAATTCAGAAATTAGTCAAACCATAGACACTTACTATAAAGAACTAGATAATGGTGAAACCCCACATGATGTTAGGAGAGAAATAGAATTGCAAATAGACAAAGAAGCTATAGACCCAGAAATAGATATATATCCAGATAATTAACCCCCAATATATTATATTAAATATTTGCATAATTAAATATTGCATTATATATTTGCATTAAATAATAATTAAAATAAAAAGGATATGGAACTAAACCTAAAAGAATCATATAATTTACTCAAAACTCTAATTAAAGAACACTGGGTAATATATGATTGTCCAGGTGGGTTAGAGTTAATAACTAATGTTCATCTTAAAAATAACAATCTTAGCTTTACAACTAAATCAAAACTTATAGTATATCCAGGAAATAAGGTATATATATTAAATACCAAGGATATACCATTAAGACTTTTCAGTAATGTATCATCTAAATCACTTGATTTTAATATAGTTACCATAGATGTTAGTGATATTACAAAATATAAATATTTTGGTATCATAAAACTTAGTGAACCCATAGATATAAGTTCTGATATAAAAAAATTACCAGAAACAATATTTATAGAAGAGGGTATAGTAGAAGAACAATATCTTAAATATACTCTAATGGTAGATGTAATAGAAGAGAATATTGGAAAGAAAGAATATAGAAAGTATTATATTGTTAAATATATAGACCACAACTTTAATTTACATTATAGTAATAAATATAAACCAGAAGACCTAAGAAGATTAACATTCATATCACCATTAAAAATCAAATAATATGTACGAAACTAAAAAACTGATTAGTAGAAAAAGGGGTAGATATCTTATAGATAATGATTTATCTATATGGATAAATAACTTATCTAAGGAATTTCATATAGATGACTATAAACTCCATAAAAAAGTGTACGAAACTTACAAATATAATAGTTCATTATATGATATAATGCCTGAATTATTATATAATAAGACCTTATTATTAGCTCTTTATATATGTAATAATAAGTACATAAACCCAATAAAATTATGTAACTTAATCAATATAGAACTATATTTCATATCTAAAAATGGGTTTATAAATTACCCAGAATTGGTAGAACCATTAGAAAAATCAATAATGAAATGTGAATCATTTGGTTATTTTCGTATTAATTCAATATCTTTAATGAATGTTGATACATTTCTAAAAAAGACATATACAATGGTATATTCACAAAATGTATCAAGAAGTGATTTAATACAAAATTGGTCAAATTTAATATATGATTGTCTATATATTTTCTCAAAAGATGAACAATCATTTAATATGGTTAAAAATACTATAGTTAGGGACTTAAAGGAATTCAAGGAAAAAGAAGAATGCAATCAAAAGTAATACCATTAGATGTAATAAAACATATATTGGAATTAAATCATGACCTATCAACAATGCGTGAAGATAATATTCCACTTAGTCAAATATCCACATATTTAAGAACAAAAGAGAGAGAAATTAAAGATAAATACCAATTAGATGACATGGATTTAGTTCTTATAAGGTTTAATATATTTAGAAATTTTACTCTGGATTCATAATGTTAATTTTAGATAGGGGGGAATCCCCCTACCATTTTTTATGTTTTTCAATCTAGAAAGTTATGTTTTAAACCTTTAAAACAACTAGTAAATAAAAACCTAAATTCTGGAACCCAAGGTAAACCCCCAATATATTATATTAAATATTTGCATAATTAAATATTGCATTATATATTTGCATTAAATAATAATTAAAATAAAAAGGATATGGAAACAACAGAACAAAAAATTAACTTGCAACTAAACATTGATGGTCACAAATTCTTTGAAACCACTCAATCATTTGATGATGACCAAACCTATTCAAATTTGATACAGGGGTTTATGGATGACCTTGATTATAAATTGGAAAACATGAAGGATTCAGAAGATGAACTAGTAGATGAAGAACTTTATGATAAGATTATTCCAAACAAAAAACTAAAATTACAAATATCAATTAATATTGATGTTCCAGAAAAAGAAGCTAATAGTATCATATCTGATATACTATTTACCTATGATAGAAATTCTTTGGTAAAAGACATATATGATATGCTAAATGAATCATCTCTAAATATCCAGGACATAAATAAAGTAATAGATATTGTCAGGTCAAAATTCTAACCAATAAATTCTAACTAATATGCAATTTAGTAGCTTTATAACCAATAAAATCATTAAAAAACTTATTGAATGGGACCCAGAATTATGGTGGGTAGATATATTACATAATTCTAACTTTAACTTTTTCAAGGATTTACAAAATCTGTTAAACTCATATAAAAACCATATAGATATTATATTCTATCGTAATGATGAACAAATATATTTCATTGAACATGGAACAGAAAATCCTTGTCATACTTTTAGGATAGATGATGTAACCTTTTATATAATAATTAAATAACACTAATATGATAAAGAGATTAGTTAACAAACTAGACCCAAGTGAATTATTATCAGAATATACATATAATGCACTTATTTACCTATGTGATTCCGGAAAAGAATTTGCTAATTGTTTGAATAATATCCAAGAACATAATTTTAGAAAGGAAGCTATAGCTTCCCAAATACACAATATGTTCAAACAGGTTCATTTAGAAAACCAAATAATACATAATAATTCAGAATTTGGTGCTTTTAAGATAAATGGAGAACTATTACCATCTATAAAATTCAAATTAATAGAAGACCCAATACATGATTGGTTTCTAATTGGTACAGAAGACCAAATAATATTATTAACAAATAATCCATTATATGAAACTGGACAAAACTAAATATCATGAAACTATCCAAGAAAATACAAAAACTCTTTAATGATACTTTCAAAGAAAAGGATTATTACACTTTTCTAGAATCATTATCTACCTTTGATAATAGGTATCATACCATAATAATAAGAATGGATATGATATCCTTAACTGAACTAATACAGAAAGTAAGGTTACTATCTTTTCTTATATTGTCATCTATATTCAAATATAAAAATATAGCTATTAGACATTTTGAAGAATCAGAGAATGGGTTCTTAATAATAAGGTCTTATCAAGATGATAAGTATCAAATGAATATAACCTTATTCAAAGATTCTGGAATCATGCAAATAAACATATTAGAAATATGAAACTGTTAGCTCATCTCATATATCTATTAAATGAACAGGGGGTAGGTAATACATTTTACCTATCTCCTATCATTAAAAAAATCCTGGATAATCACTATGAACAGGAAAGAAAAGCTAAGTCATCAACAATGAAGATATATATCAGAAAGTTTACAAATAATGGATATCTTAAAAAAGAACCAGGACATTATATCCTATTAAAACCAATTCCAACAGATTTAACTACTACAATTTTAAGGACCTGGAAATAACCATTAAAATATTGGTATATAAAGGGTTATATATAATAAATTTATTATTATATTTGCATTATAAAATAATAAATAATTATGAACTCAGACTTAAAAATCACCTTATCCAGGGTATTGGAAAAACCATTACAAATCAATGGAACTGATACTGAAACTCATTATATAAATGAGTTATTCAAACGTTTAGTATTCCATGAATTACTAAATAAACTGAACCTAAAAGACCTATACTACTATAGAGACAATGTTAAATATTGTCCTGGTAAGGTAGAATTAAATTTCACCCTTAATAAACAAGAACTGGACTTATTAATAAACCAAATAACCAGTATGGATAATGTACAAAAAACTTATACCATACTTCAATCAAAATTACAGGATTTAAATAAAGAGGAACAAGAAGAATTAATCCAATTACTAATAAAAAACTATGGAAGAAATATTTGAAACTTTAAGAGAACAAATAAAAGGGATTTTGACCAAAATAACATAATAATTACTAGACAACCCCTTACAAAAGAATATATAAGGTTCTTCAATGAACCCAAAAAACAATATGAACTAACCATCAAAAACTGTTTACAATGGAAGATTTAAACTTATTATCAAAAGAACTATTAGAACAAATTTTTATACGTCTAAACAATATAAATTGGGAAGAAGACCAAATAGATGAAATTTTAGACCAAATATGGGGAATAGAGGAAGAACTAGAACTAGAAGACAATCTAATCCTATTACCCAACTTCCCATATATAAATGAATACTTAAATGACTACAAATACCTAATAATACATGAATCACCCAAATATATCTTACTCCAAGATATACCAAATCAATTATACGACTATCTAGAACAATTAGACCTATTCCCATTCCAAGGATACTCAACCACCTTCCAAGAACTAGAATACAATTACAATTACCACATAAGGTACAAATCCCAGGTCCAAAAAATAAAAGAACAACTAGAACTAAAACAAAACCAACTAATCAAGAACCTAATCCTATCCAACCAAATAAATAATGTAACCCCAACCCAAATCAAAATCCAATTCTAAATAATATAGGGAACTCCCAAAACAAAGAAGGAAGTTCCCTATTATAATATTAAATCCCAATAACCTACGTACAAAAGGATTACAAAATACCACCCAACCCCAAACATAAAAAAAACCAAATAATAAAAGGATAATATATAAATAACAATATAATAATATAAAAAACAAAATACCCTTAAATCCTATTCCATTTTATTTACACCCCCCTCTTTTTTATTTATCCCCTTTTCTCTATTCAGGATTTTTAATAAACTGAACAAAAAAGCATAAAAACTATATCAAAACATATAGTCTATCAGTTTAGGCCGGGACTTTTTTGAGTGTTTTTAGGCAGTTCGAGAGGTACTGTTTACCCCATGTTTTTGAAGCTTTTGACTTTTAGGGCTCCCCCTACCCTTTAAAAAAAAAGTCTCAAAAACACAGCATTTTAGCTCACTCACAAATCCGAAAAATTGCCCAAAAAGGCAATCCTAGACCCAAAATTGGGGCCTAAAAGGCAATTTTTAGGTACCTAAAAGGCAATCCCAGAGGCAATTTTTAGGCAATTTAGGTACCCAAAATAGGCCTAAATTTATTAAATTTAGGTACCTAAAAGGCAATTTTTTGGGCCTAAAAGGCCCTCGGATTTATAAAAAAAGGCAATTT